ACACAAGCAGACACGCAAACCGCAACGACACCAGCCACACAAGCAGACACGCAATCCGCAACGACACCAGCCACACCACCAGCCACACAAGCAGACGCACAACCAGCCACACCACCAGCCGCACAACCAGTAACACCACCAGCCGCACAATCAGATACATTCTCTCTTATTAGCGAATCAATTGGTTTCATGAATACAAAATCCGGATTTAGTAATTATCATCAAAATAATTCAAAATTATATAAAAAAAGACAGCAGCATATAAATCAAATAAACAACATTTTAGTTCAATTAAATGAAAATGACACTAGTGCTTATTTTACATTACAAGCATCAACATGTGCAAACAAACCAACAAACACAGAATACGAACTATGTATGAAGCGTGTTATACAAGAAATTTATTTAAAAATCAAAACCGATAAAAACAAGCAAGAGTTTTTAAAAATGCTTAAACATCAAAATATAAACATTAAAGGTTTAACCAGCCTTTTAATATAAGTTTTAAGTTATTAACTTTTTAACTTTTAACTTTTTAAATATAACAATACAAGTAAATTAAATTTAATTAAAAGTAATTAAATTTAATATATAATAATAATACATAATATATGTTTTTTTACTTAACAATAAGCAGCGGCGTTTTATTATTTATTCATTACTTAACAGATAAGGAGCAATTTAATAGAAACATATTTAAGTTGTATTTTTCCGGCGTAAATAACTATCATTTATGCTGTATTAAAATGGAAGAAGTGTTTGAACAATATAACAATTTAACAATTTCAAATCAACCACATAATGTCATTTCAACACAAACAGAAAATGTAAATGAAAATATCATTTTATATTCATACCACCCATATAAAACAGAGCAAACTCTTTCATATTTCAATTATGCCCCCAACGCATCAATGATAGATGAAACCAAAAAACCTATTTTATTTTTGAAATCGTATGTAGATGACGAATATAAATACCTACAATATAATGATATTTCATTAAATTTAAATATTTATCTACCACTACGACCCATATCAAGTGATTTATTTATGCAAATTGAATTATTTCACAAAGAATCAATACACGACATTTCCCTGTCTTTAATTAAACCATTTTTAGTAAATAATAGTTTTATTTTAGATGCGAAGTTTGTAAAATGGTTTATGAAATCCAACTTTAATATCGATATAGATGACAATGATGAATATACTATAAAAATCATTGATAATTCCATTAATATGATTGAAATAAGCAAAAAACAATATATTGCCTTTGAAAACGACGCTTATATCATTAAAGATAGCGATAGCGAATAAGTTAAATATTAATTATTATTTATTAAAATAATATAAACAATAATTTGTGTAATTATATTATAATGGAATTGATAAACTCCATCGAAGACACTTCTTCATCCCAAACTCATCAACTTATTGATAAATGGGTTTTATGGGCTCATTTACCACATAACACAGATTGGAGCCTTAAAAGCTACATTAAATTACAAAATTTGGAAACAGTTGAAGATGTAATAAGCATAACAAACGCAATACCCGAAAAAATGGTAAAAAATTGTATGCTTTTTTTGATGAGAAAAAATATCAATCCAGTATGGGAAGACCCTCATAATTGTAATGGTGGGTGTTTTTCATTTAAAGTTTTAAATAAAAATGTAGTTCAGGTGTGGAAAGAATTATCATACTCAATGACTGGAGAAACACTATCTAAAGATACTAATTTTATGGATAATATAAATGGTATAACAATAAGTCCAAAAAAGTCATTTTGCATTATAAAATTGTGGACAAAAACACTAGACTTTCAAAATCCAAGAGATATAATCTCAATTAACGGATTACAAGTAAATGGATGTTTATTTAAAAAACATAAATCTTATTAATTGTTGTATTAATCGTGCGTATTAATATGCCAACACTAGTAGTTAATATACAATAAATTATTATATATGTTTGTATATAATGATTTCATTATTTGAGGTATTCATTCAACTGTTAAGAGCATCTCCGGCTATTATTTTTTCATTGGGACTTGTGTTATATGTAATAACAACCTTAGATATTTATTTAATATTATCTATTGTTACTGTTTTAGGCGAACTATTAAATACTATATTAAAAACCCAACTATTTAAACCAATCATGAAAGGAGATTATTGGCCTATTTTAGGATATGGAACCCGACCGATTGGTTCAAAAAACAGCGCTCAATTTGGTGATATCAACATTCCTCCAAATAAAAGTAGTTATGGTATGCCGTCCGGACACTCTCAAACAACGGTTGCTTTCGCAATATTTATGATTTTAACTTTGATAAACCATCACGAAACAATGTCTAACACCGCGAAATATATTATCGGAGGAATAGTTGTTTTATACGCAGTATTGGTTCTTTGGTCTAGAAGCTATTTAAAATGCCATACAATACAGCAAATTATTATTGGGTCTTGTATAGGAGTAGCAGTTGGATATTATGGTTATTTTTATGGTGATATGTTTATAAAAACATCACAACTAAAGTCTAAAGTAACTTTTTGATTAACACACTCCTCTTCTGTAAAATAACCAAACTAGAAGTGGATGATATATTATTGTCATCTGCCACCAATAATTCGTCGGCATTCGCTCCAAAACAATATACAGGAATACCACTTTTTATTGCTTTTAAACAAAATATAATATCCTCACCCGTTTCAACGGTTGGAACCCGGCTGTCAAATAATTTACATAATGTTGATTTTCTAAAGCATGACCCGCCACATAAATAATCAACAAGAACCAATGATTCATCATCTTTATCATAATTGATATATTTGTCTTTATACTCTTGCGGAATACTTGCTGTATGATTATTTAAATGCTTAATATTTTTTGAATATAAGTCAATTTCACTATAATTAAAATATACCCTTTTTTGCTTTATACCAACCATCTCTGCTGGAAAAGCAAACAATCCATTAATATCTTGCTTTCTATCATTTAATATCCATCCATATTGACCAATCACACAATCCTTAACCGACAATATTTCTACTGTTTTTTTTATAAAATCTTTTCTAGGAAACCGGTCATCATCTAATATAATAACATATTCGGTAGGTGCAGTTAATGCGATCTGATATCTACCTATATACTTAAAATTATAATCTGATTTAATGTAATTTAAATTTGGAAAAACGGGTTTCCATTTTAAAAAAGCATCAATTAAAGTGTCGTCTTTACATCCAAAAAAACATCCCCAAATATATTTAGGTTGATGTGTTTGATTTTGCAAATCCGTTAATTGCCTATCTAACATGTCAACTGTTTTATTGTAGTAATTTAATATTACAGTAACATCTGAACTGGTGTCGGTCATTTAATTTAAATATAATAATATTATTATAACATATTTATGTTTTAATAATATTAAATAATTAACTTCTTATTAACAACTCTACAACTTTACAACTTGCCACTCGCTATAATGCCCTTTACAACGAAAAATACAAGGAGTTCCAAATAACGCATGTTTTTTTAAAAAATTTGTATTCATAAACTGTTTTTCATATTGTGTAACTCCTTTGTTATACTTATATAACATTGACATGTGCGCGCCATTTGGCCACCATAATGGCCGCGAATTATCATTGTTTTCCGAGTAATAAAGGTTATATTCTAATGCGATAAACCCATTATCGTTTGTAATAACAAAATTATCACTTACTCTTGCTTCTACAAATTGATGATTTAAGTCTCTGGTAATTGATTTATGCAAATTTAATGCGTCTGATAATTCCAAATGTGTTTTCACAGACATATGAGGTATTATCGTTTTATTAATTCCATACCAATATCTGCCTTCTGGTATTAACCATACACAATATTTATAATCTGGATATATTGTTTTGCCACTAGTGTCTATTTTATCTATTTCAGTCAATGTGTTAGACATAAATATATTATTAAATTATATTATTTTCTACTTTTCACTTCTAAATCAAAGTCTTTTTTTGTTAACTTATATCCCCAATGTTGTAAAGTTTGTCTTATTGCTGGACTAATATCATGATTATTCCAATCATTCTCACTTCCTTTCTTTAAGATTTGAGTCACCAGCCATTTACGAAAGCGTCCATTTGAACTAGCCAATTTTCTCCATCTATCTACTTGACGGCTATCATCTGACGAACGACGACCCATAAAAAACTCACAATACCATTGGACCCATCCATATGGATCTTGCTTATCAATCCAATCATTTTCTTCCCAAAATTCCAATGTAGTTCCTACTTTTTTTTTGTATTTATTAATACTTTTGTCATATTGGTCGAATGTTTTTGTTAAATGTTCTAAAGGTATGCCTTTCCACCAACTTTTAGGATATTTTTCGTGTTGATTTTTTAAAGTGTTTTTATAAAACTTGCTTTTTATTGGTCTCCAATAGGTTCCACCAAAACTACCCATTTTAAACATATCTCGCGGACTTAAATTCGGTGTAAATTCAGGAAAATCACTAAAATGATATTTGCCATTTTTAAATACCGGCATATGTTTGCCTTTTATTTTATTTCCACGCTTACGCGTTTTATTTCCTCCCTTTATTTTTGGCACTCTGCGTGTCCCAAACTTATGCTTTTTACGAGATAATTTTGCTAATTTCATAGCCTTTCCTTTTGGATCACAGTGCTTTTCTAATATTTTAAAATCCACCGCAGCAGATTTACCACCTGTAATAGCACTTGCTAAACGAGCATATCCCCAAGAGTGGGCGCTTTGATTTGGACGACTACCGCTTGAATAATACGCCCCTTGACCTTTTTTCATTATTTTATTTAACCCAGTAATACTGCAATCAGTTGCTTTGCTTAATTTTTTACCTGGCTTAATCGTATCTAAATCATACACTTTTTCGGCTTTAACAATATGCTTGCTTTTTTTAGACTTAAATGATTTCACTTTTTTACGAGTGTAATATTTGTTTTTTTTATATGCTTTTCTCGATTTTTCAAGTTCAGCTTTCACTATATCTTTGTCTTTATTTGATAACTTTATTGGAACATATTTTATAGGAACATTAAAATCAATCTTGGTCATAAATATTATATATATTAAAAACATAATATTTAAGAGATGGAGATATTAAACGGATGATGTGACCGTTAATAGTAAGAGTAAGAGTAACCGTATCAATAACAGTAACTTATAGAGAAGGAAGAGGTGCCAAACACAGCTTAATTTCACCCAAAGAAGCAACGCTGTATCGAACAATCAATGGAATATCATTTTCCAAATACATTTCAATACTATTACACAAATTGGTGCATTTAATAAAATAACTAAGGTTTTTCAGTGAAAACTCGCCTTGGATAATCTCATCATTTCCTTGCTTTTGGATAAACTCCATATTACCGTCACATTCAGAACGCCTAAGCGTACAAGAAGCAAATGGACCATTGCAACTAAACACCAACTCATTGCCCACTGACTTAATTTCAAGACGGTCCGATAAATTACTTAGATCACGCACTATTTTCTGAAAATCACTTGATGGCATATTAAGAATAGATGAATACTTGATCTTAGGCAACTCTAAATCATCGACATCAGGCTCAATTAAGCGCAATTTTTGATCTTTACACTGCTTAATATCTCCATTTTCAAATTTAAGCCCCAAATTATCCACAATACCATCATTGTAGTCATTTTCCTCAATATAAATAGTTAAAGTATCATCATTATCAATTGAGTTAATTAGTTTAAACAATTGAAACATATTGACACCAATTACAATCTTGGGATATTTACAATAATAATATTCAAACTTATCTGCCTGTAAAAATAAATGTGCTAATATAGTATGTGATTTATCCATATTAACAATACGAATCCCATCTTGCTGAAATACAATGTTTGTTTCCAGTAAAATATCCTTTAAAGCAGTCATTAGCGTTCTAAAAGGAGGTATTTGTATTGTTTTTATTTCCAATACATTGGTATTATCCGTCATAATATATTAAAATAGTAGTAATCTTTAAATACTAAAATTATTTAATATTCAAACGCACCTACAATAAAATAAAAATTGATTTAAATATAATGTAATAAACATTTTATTACACTATATTTAATCATGTCTCAAAACCTAGCAGCAGAATACCAAAAGAAAACCGACCGCGAGCACATCTTGGATGCTCCCGACACTTACATCGGCCAAGTAGACGAAGATGAAACTAAAAACTGGTTACTACAAGACGACGACACATTTAAATACACCAAATATCAGTGGATACCTGGACTGTTTAAATGTTTTGATGAGGGTATCGTAAACGCGCGAGATCACGCAGTCAGAATGTCGCAAAAATCTAAAAAATCATCCGATATAATTACCGTAAAAAATATCAGTATTGAAGTTGATAAAGAAACCGGAGTGATTACAATGACCAATGATGGTAATGGTATTGATGTTGCAAAACATCCCGAATACGATTTATGGATACCAGAAATGATATTTGGCCATCTACGAACCTCTACTAATTACGATAAAAATGAAAAGAAAATCGTGGGTGGTAAAAACGGGTTTGGTTTTAAACTGGTGCTAATATATTCAAAATGGGGCATGATTGAAACTGTCGATCACATAAGAAAGAAAAAATACACACAAAGATTTGAAAATAACTTGGAAACAATTGCTAAACCAGAGATTAAAAAGTCTTCGGTAAAGCCATATACTAAGGTGTCTTGGTTGCCAGATTATAAAAGGTTTGGCATCGAGAAATTAACAAATACCATGTTTAACTTGTTTAAAAAGCGAACATATGATATAGCGGCTGTTACTGACAAACAAGTGGTTGTTAAATTTAATGGCAATACACTTCCGGTCCGAACATTTGAGCAATATATTAACATGTATATTGGTAAAAAAGACGAAACGACGCGTGTATTTGAAACTTCCAAGAATGGTAGGTGGGAATATGCGGTTTGTTTAAGTCCAGTCGATGAATTCACACAAATCTCATTTGTAAATGGTATTAGCACTACAAGAGGAGGAAAACATGTTGATTATATCTTAAGACAGATTACAAAAAAGATGCAGGCGTATATTGAAAAGAAGCGTAAAGTAGCAGTAAAAGAAGCTACTATCAAAGAGCAACTTATGTTATTCTTGAATTGTGTCGTTGAAAATCCATCATTTGACAGTCAATCTAAAGAGTCAATGAATACTCCCGTTAGTAAATTTGGAAGCAGTTGTGAAGTAAGCGACAAGTTTATTGACAAGCTGGCTAAAATGGGGGTGATGGATGCGGCAATTACACTAAATGAAATCAAGGATACAAAGGCAGCAAAGAAAAATGATGGTCGAAAGGTTAGAACCATTCGCGGATTGCCTAAATTGATGGATGCGAATTATGCTGGAACGGCTAAATCGACTGAATGTATTTTGATATTATGTGAAGGGGATTCAGCTAAATCGGGTATTATGTCTGGTTTAACAAAAGAAGACCGTAATTATATCGGTGTATTTCCATTGAAGGGTAAGTTGCTAAATACAAAAGACTTACCTCAAAAGAAAATCAATGATAATGCTGAGATTACTAACATTAAAAAGATTTTGGGATTGGTGACAAATAAGGAATACAGTAAGCAAGAAATAAAGTCATTGCGATATGGTAAGGTGATATTTATGACCGATCAGGATTTGGATGGTTCGCATATCAAAGGCTTATGTATTAACTTGTTTCACAGTCAGTGGCGTGATTTGTTTAAAGCCGGCCAATTTATTGGGTTTATGAATACTCCAATCCTTAAAGCGACAAAAGGAAAAAAGGAACTTAGCTTTTACAATGAAAGCAAATATAATGAGTGGAAAAAAGCAAACAATGATGGTAAAGGTTGGTCCATTAAATATTATAAAGGTCTGGGCACGAGCACCAGTAAGGAATTTAAAGAGTATTTTAAAAATAAGCGGTTGATAACATTTTCCTACACTGGAGATGACTCGGATAATGCGATCGACAAAGTATTCAATAAAGAAAGAGCAGATGACAGAAAAGGTTGGTTGGAGCATTATGACAAAGACAATGTATTGGAGACCGATAAAAATGATGTTTCATATGAAAGCTTTGTCGATAAAGAAATGATTCACTTTTCAAAATATGATTGTGAACGCTCGATACCTAATTTGGTAGATGGGTTAAAAACCAGTCTTAGAAAGATCGTGTATTCTGCTTTCAAAAAAAATCTAACAAAGGAAATCAAGGTAGCCCAGTTTTCGGGATATGTATCAGAACAATCGGGATATCATCATGGTGAGATGAGTTTAAATAAAGCAATCGTGGGTCTCGCACAAAACTATGTGGGTTCTAATAACATTAATTTGTTGATGCCGAATGGTCAGTTTGGAACACGATTGGAAGGAGGAAAAGATGCCGCATCTGAAAGATATATTTACACAGAAATCAATCCGTTGATAAAGCATATCTTTCCAGAACAAGATATGCCGTTGTTGAATTATTTAAATGATGATGGGTTGTCAGTTGAGCCAGATTATTATTTGCCAATTATTCCGATGGTTCTTGTGAATGGTGGCAAAGGTATTGGAACAGGATATAGTTATGAGGGATTGTGTTATAATCCAAATCAAATCATGCAATTTATTAAAAACAAAATTAAAGGCGTTGATACTAAAAGCAACATCGACATTGAGCCATATTATGAAAATTTTAAAGGAAAAGTCCTAAAACTAACTAAAACCAAGTTTATGATAAAAGGGTGTTATGATGTGATTAGTTCGGATAGTATTAGAATCACCGAGTTGCCAATTGGCACATGGACAACATCTTATAAAGAATATTTGGAAACACTGATGGATGACAAGGGCTCTAAAAAAAAGGCAATCATTAAATCAGTCACAGATATGAGCACAGACGCGATTGTTGATTTGGTCGTTAAATTTCAACCAAATACATTGGGCAAATTAGTATCTAAGGCAGTAGATGAACATCATAATATGTTGGAGAAAAAACTAAAATTGTGTATTACTAAGCAAACAACCAACATGCACTTGTTTAATCATAAGCAACAACTCAAACGATATGAAAACATATATGACATTATTGATTGCTACTTCCCATTGCGATTGGACGGATATGTTAAAAGAAAGGAGTATTTAATTAAACATATTGAACGAATTGTGATGATTTTAAGCAACAAAGCAAGGTTTATTCAGGAACAGTGCGATGATAAGATTGATTTAAGACGAAAGAAGAAAAATCAAGTTATTGATATGTTAAAGCAATTAGAATATGATGTGATTGATGATGATGCTGAGTATAAATATCTTAGGACGATGACTATTGACAGTGTGGAAGAAGAAAATGTTCATAAATTGTTGGCGGAAAAGGAAAAAAAGGAAAAGGAATTGGATATAATTAAAAAGAAAACAGTTGAACAAATGTGGACGGATGAAATTAATGCTTTAGAAAAAGAATATGTTAAATATCAAGAAGTTAGAAAAAGTAAGTTGTTTGGCGATGCGGTGAAAGTTAAAACAAAAAAGGTCATTAAGAAAAAAAAAGGAAAGCAATAAATTAAATACAATAAATAATTAACGAGTTAAGATAATAAATATTATATAATTTTTATTATCAAACTTCAAATCAATCCAATATGGTCTTCATTTCACATTAACAGCGAGCATTAGAAAAATGTTTTTGTTTCTAAAGTATTGGTGTGATAAGTAGATATAGGACGCTGCATTGGCTTTGCCATTGTGCTTACATCTCTTTTATATTTCATATAACCATCCGCTTCTCCATATATTTGAGGAACTGCGTATTCACATACTAGTTTATTTAATTCACTAATTTCCTGTGTTACATTGTGTCCATGTTTGGCATTTTGTAGAAATATACTTCGCATTATTATTTTCAATGTATCTTCGTTTTGATTGCCAATAACAAATCGCTCATTTGACATCTTATAGACCCCAGACTTTATTGCGTTTTGTATAATTTCAATGTTTTCTTTAGAGAAAAAGGCATTGGATAAATGTGTTTGGGTTGTCGTTCCGGTAAGTGCTTCTCTAAAATCACTAGATGTTTCTTTTATTGGCATTTGATCATAAAGTGTAAATACATCTAAATTAGTTTTCCCCATGATGTCTATTCTTCCATTACTCATAATTATATATATAAAATATAATATATTATTATTTTATACATAATGAGTTTTCAAAAAACGGTATTAATAATAGGCGCAATTGTTTTATCGGTAATGTTGTTTTTCATTGGTTTAGCGATGCAAGGGCTGAAAAAAGCACAACAATATCCACCGGAAGTTTCGGCATGCCCTGATTATTGGTCAAAAGATAGTAATGATGTCTGTGTTGCTAATCCCTATTTAAATTTAAATACTGGTTCCGATGAACCCACCACCTCGTGCCAAAAATATGATGAAACAACGGGTACTGATAAAAAAATATGGGCAGAAAGGTGTGGTGTTAAATGGGATGGTATTACTAATATATAAATAACAGTAACATTAACATCTATTCAATTGGTTCTAAATAAACAACATATAAATATAACACCAGACGATCTATTTTATATTATACACTTATAATATCATATAATGAAGTTGCATGATGCTATAATATCTCTCCCCGATTCATTGGTACATAAAATTTATTTATACCTTCCCAATCATACCTTGTTTCCTTTATCTAAAACTAATTTTAATTTGTATGTTGATGATTATTATAAACATTGCAAACAAAGCAAACGAGGTGTGTTTTATTATAGCAAGGTAAATAATACTTATATTAGGCATTTAATACGAAACAACTTGTATCTGTTTATGGATTATATGTTGCATACATCTGCTAATATTCCATTTAAAAAAATTAAAAAGTTTTACTACAATAATAAGATGTTTAAAACCTATATTGATTACTGTATTTTTTTAGCGAATTTATATGAAAGTGAAACCACAAAACAATTACTAATGAATTATAAGAAAATCAATAAAATATGATAAACAAGCATCCATACGATTACATAAACAATTATAGATTATAATGATTTAAAATATACAAGATAAGTTAATATAATTAATGGAACATTTAGATTTAAATAACATTTTAAATAGAAAACAACAAGAACAACAGTTAATTGACTATCTACATTATTTTGAGCAAAATAAGCATGATTTAAGCACAAAAAGGGGTATGTATATTTATGGTAATACAGGAGTAGGTAAGAGTAGATTTGTGTATGATATTTTAAAAGCATTGGATTATGATATTATTGGGTTTGATGCGGGTGATGTTCGTAATAAATCAGCGATTGATAAAATAACAAAGCACAATATGTCGGATAAAAACATAATGAATTTGTTTTATAAAAAAACTAAAAAAATTGCTATTGTAATGGATGAAATAGATGGAATGAATAGCGGCGATAAAGGAGGTATAAATTCACTGATAAAGTTGATGCGACCTAAAAAGACTAGAAGGCAGAAAAAAGAAGACATTACTTTAAATCCTATTATATGCATAGGAAACTATCATGTAGATAAAAAAATAAAGGAAATAAAGAAAACAATGGACAACATCGAAATCAAAACACCAACAGACGAACAAATCGGCAATATATTATTAAAAACAATAGACAATGGCAATTACACAAACATTAAAAATGGAAAAAAGGGAGAGATATTACAATACATCGGCGGAGATTTAAGAAAGTTGGACTTTGTCATTAATTTACATGCTTTAAATAGTAAGTTATTAGTGGATAAAAACATTAATGATGTATTTGTTAGTGTAAATTACAACGATGATACAAAGATAATCACGAAAAACCTATTAAATAACTATTACACGATTGACGAGCATTTTAAGCTGATGAATGATACTAATAGAACTAGTGTTGCTTTATTGTTTCATGAGAATATAATTGATGTATTATCTACTACTAAAAAACAAGAGTCTATTGAGTTTTATATTAAAATACTAGAAAACATATGCTTTGCAGATTATATCGATAGAATTACTTTTCAAAAGCAAATATGGATATTTAATGAAATGTCGTCTTTAATAAAAACATTGTATAACAACCATTTGTATCAAAATGAATATGCGCATAAAAAACAGCACACTACCAAAGTGCGTTTTACCAAAGTATTAACCAAATATTCAACCGAGTATAATAACAGTGTGTTTATACAAGATATGTGTAGAATATTTCATATGGATCGCAGTGATTTATTATGTTATTTTTACAACTTACAACAAACAATGGAATTAGATGATATAATAGAAATGTTTCAAAAGAAAAACTTGATTAATAAATTAGAAACAGTGCGTATGTTTAGATATATTGATTCGTGTTATAACTAAGAAGGATTTTTTTATGGTTATTTTTTTATATAATGTTAATTTATAATGAAAGTAAAAGGCTTGATTAAAACAATTCAAAAGTTACCTACTGTCGCAAGAGTAGGTGTTTATATTTTGATATTTATTGCTTTCCGATTTTTATTGGACGCATTATTTAATAGTTTACGAAACTTAAAAATTATGAAAGAAGGCATGGACAATATGGGAGGTAAAAAATTTGTGTTGTTTCACTGGAAAAACTGTGGGCATTGCAAGAAAATGATGCCCGAATGGGATAAATTTCAATCAAAATACGATGGTAGCATTCATGTTTCTAAAATAGAAAAAGATGAAAACCCTGCTTTAATTAAAAAGTTAAGTATCACAGGATACCCTACTGTTTTGTTGTTAGATGATAATAATAATAAGATTGAAAGTTATTCTGGGGAGAGAAGTTCGGATGCGTTTATGAACTATTTGAAAAACAAGGAATAAACAACAACAAACACGAATAACAATAAATCTATTCAATATTTTCAATTAATATTTTTGTTATAAATTATATATAGATGTATATTGTTTATGCTTTTATGAAAAATTTAACATATACGGGATCATTAATGCTTCTTTCAACTTTATTTTAAATATTAATTAATATTATATGAACAATAGTCAAATTATAATATTAACTTTGTGATTACAGCTCTTTGGGATGTTGCATTGAGATTTATGTCATTAAATTTTGAAAAAATACCAAATATTATACAAACCACAATGCCTTTTATATATGATTTAAAACCATATTTTAAAATACATACACTATTAGCAGCCGCTCTTATAGCTGGATTTGTTGGTGCAACAACATAATCTATTATACTAGCAATTACCCCATTTCCTAAAAATATAAATAATGTAACATATCTTTTAAAGTTTTTAATAGTATCATTTATAATTAGTGCTCTTTATGGATTTATAATGAAATGGAGTGGATTATTTCCACATTTGCAAAAGTATTACTATGATAAACTAGGATTAGTAAGAAGTATGTATCATGATGGTATTTCTGGATTAATAGTTCAAATTACGCTATTATTTTTACTTACTATAAAGAATTTTACGAAATAAAAATATATAGTATTTTTATAAATGAAGTATTCATTTGGAGTACCTAGTATAGCTATTTGGAGTGTCCATATTTTAACTGGACTTTATTTCTTATGGTTGGGTTATCAACTTACCAATATTCCTAGTTTGAAACCTCACGGATTATTATTGTTGGTTTTAGGAGCATTAATGATGGCTTATCATGCTCATTTATGGTATTATCATAAAAAAAAAGAATAATGCATTATATTTATATTAATAATATTATTATTATAAATAAATGGATGAAAAATAGACAAGTTAAATAATCACCAATAAATATTTAACAATTTTAATTTAATGATAATTTCATTAAATTAATATAATGACAACAATACGCAACATCTTTAATTGTTTTTGTTTGCCATTTAAAACAAAACAACAGACAATATACAACGATGACTTTAACGGTATAATGCCGAACAACAATGAAATAGAAAATAAATACAAAATAACACCAATATTATCTATAGAATATGACCCTTACAGTATGAAAGAAAAACTAGGTGAAGGAGGAACATCTGTAGTATTCCATTACAATACTGGTAAAATAGACTGTGCTTGTAAAAAAATAAAGACAAATATTTCAAATGTTCGAAATGAAATAAACATTATGAAAACATATAGTAATCATAAACATTTGCCGAAATATTATGACTCTCTTTTAAACCAAAGTGAAAATTTATCAAAATGTTTACAATACAGTTATATATTTATGGAATATTGCCAGGGCGTCGAGTTATTTACATTATTAAAGTCACATTTTTGCTATAAGTTAGCAACTAAAATAATATATCAATTATTAACCGCTATCGTTCATTTACAAAAATTCAACATTATACACGGTGACATAAAACTAGAAAATATAATTATCGACCGTAAAAATAATATTAAATTAATTGATTTTGGGATATCAAAACAAATAATCGATGGCAATGCTATTTCATTAAAAAAGCATTCAGGAACAATAGGGTATGTATCGCCTGAATGGCTATTGTTTAATTATGTCACATTAAAAACCGATATATGGAGTGTTGGTATATTGTATTTCATATTATTAAATAATTCACACGTGTTTAATAGTATAGATTTGCAAGAGTATAAAAGTCAATTAAAGAAATTAGATTCACTTGACTGGTCAGAAATACTACAGATTTATAATAAAACCGTGCCCTGCAGACAACATGAAACTATTTATGCGTTTTTGCACAAAACAATATGTTATGATAAGGAACGATATACCGTTAAAAAATGTTTACGAAACAAAATATTTGCTGATTACAGCAGCAGCAACCGTGTAGTATAAATTGAAGCAATTAAATAATTAGAATATACATGACATACTACAATACAAATATAATACATCATGAGTTTCGTTGATGTTATATTTATAAATTGCATAGTTATATCTATATTATGTGCTTTAAAGGAGCCACTATTACGATTAATTGTATGTTTATGTATAGATACAGACACAAACGATGATATAGATACAACCGATAATAGAGACACCACAGAACCATCTAAAAACGCAAAAGTGTTTCCATTATACGATGATGTTCATATTGTAATAATAAACCCAACCGGGTTTCAAATAGGAACAGTAGCAAAAGTGGTACCAGAGTAAATAGTAAAACAATCAATAATATATGATAAATATTATACATATGACAATTGTTATCCTTTTTTAATTTGAGTATTACTTATTAATTACGCATATTAGGTATTAAAAACAATAAATTTTAATTATGTAATGTCAATAACAACGACGACCCTCTCATCTATTGAAAATATTAAATTGGTAAATAAAATAACACGCAATTTCATGTTTATTCTTGAAAAATATTCCGACAATATTAACACTCTTAATCACATCGACTATTATATTAACAATAAATTAGATGGTAATATAAAGAAAATAGCGAATTCCAATCACAACGACGGTGTTATAAAAGAACGCGAGTATTTTATAAACAAATTTTTATGTAGCACAGAAAATATATTTTATTATGTTGAGAAAAATGATATATTTATTCATTATGATTTAAATCATTATAAGATTTTCGAGGAAGACAGTTTACGCAGTCAAATATACAATGAAATCATGCAAAACCACTCAAACTTAAGTAATTATAAGTTTGATATTGAAAGCGAGATAATAAACGAGCTAAAAAAAGAAACATTATTTAACTGTATACCAGAATCATCGACCATTCAAAATGTTATAAATTGCTTAATGACATTTTTCTTTGATGTAAAAGAAACTGCTAAATATTTTTGCTGTGTGATAGGTGATTTTATACTTAAAAAAAATGTAGAACAAGTATACTGTATTAACAGTGAAATACTTGAATTTATAACCCTATTTGAAAAAACAATCGCAAATCGTTTAGGGGATATAGGACTTATTCGTTCAAACCAATTTGTATGTAACAAAGTATTAGATACTAAATTAAACAAGCATCGACTAATATATTCGCAAACAAATAGTAAAGTAACATTATGGACTGAATTTTTAAACAAATATGCGATTGATATTTATGCGGTTTGTATACATTACTCAAAGCGCTATCTTAACTCGGAAAAATATATAGCATCAAACCGTAAAAAACTAGAAAAAATTCTATACCTAAAAAACAACTCTGTTAAAAAAATAATTCAACAATTCAGTATGAAAAAATTTAAAACAGATTCACAGAGATCAATTACATATGAAAATATGGAATACTTATGGTATTCTTATTTAAAAAACGAATGCCTTCCCGCTGATATTATAAGTGAAAGTGAATTTCACATATTAATGCAGTATGAACGGCTCGGTAGCGGACACGCAGCTATCGATAATAATGAGGATATTAACAAAAGCAACGCATCATATATATCTTTAAATCACCCTGACAATGATACAATTACTAATGTCAAGCAATTTTTAGATGAAAATTTACAACATAGTGAGTCCGATCAAATAGAAATTAGTGAATTAGTTGAAATATATATAGAATATGTGTATACTAATCCAACGCTAAATATTACTTATACAACTGACATATTAAACGAAAAATTAATGCTTGATATGGTCTCTTATTTTACAAGTTTTGATATCATTAATGACGGTAAAACAATTGACGGTATTAGCTGCTCTTTGTGGAATAAAAAAGAAGAGTTATCATCATTTATAGAACTGGTTAAAACGCAGCATAACGATAAAACAAAAGAAATAGTAGAAAACATATCATTTAATGAAATTTATACTAAATATTGTAAATATATTTCTCATACTGGAAATGTAAATAAAATAGTTACTAAATCGTATTTTATCAATTTTATAATTAAGCATATACCCGAAAACTACATAATATTTAATAAAATATCAAAACAATATTGGAATAGTAATTAATTTATCCCTATCACTATCCCTAAATAACAACAAATATAACAACAACAACTTCATTTGATAATAACTAGTTGATAATAATTAGTTAATAATAATTAGTAATAAGTTATATATTTATTACTAATAAGGTTTAGAATCACTTATTTCTTTTTCTTATTCGACTTCTTTTTGTTGGTCTTCTTTTTCTTGCCGGTCTTTCTCTTGGCAGTCTTTTTACCTTTCTTTTCTTTTTTGACGAAACCAAACTTTCCTTTGCGAGTGTAATATCCCTTATCCGTCAAACGCTTCAAAAGTTGAGCTCCTTTTTCACTTTTAGCTCTAGATACAATTTCACCATGCTTATTTTTCTTAAGTTGGTCTTTTGTTAATCCACCCATTGTTTCTGCGGCAACTCCGTGCCATACCTTTGCGCGCGAACCCTTTAACAAAGGGAATTTTTTGCCATCTTTTGTTTTATATAACCCATCTGGTCCTTTAGTTCTGTTACCCATTATATAGTATGTCAAGAAAAAATAAAAAAATTATATGAAATCTATTTAATTACTAATTAATTACTATTTTTTATTCTAAATATAGTTGTTATTTAATTCATTACGCCATTTCTTAATATTGATGATTTGTTCTTGATTGTCTATAAATTCACTACTTATATCTGCCATCTCATTTTTTAATTTTTCCATATCGATTTGTAGTTTATCCATAATATTATTAATCTCCTTTCTACGAATATCAATAGTGGTCTGTCTTGTTTTTAACTCATTTAATTGATTATGCGTTTCTTTCAAAACTTTACGCTTTTCTTTCAAGACACGAGCATGTTTGCGATAAAGTTTATTAGTATACTGCTTTCTAGCTGAAACACTTTTTCGTTTTTCACATGTTCTAAGATTGTGTCCCGTCATTTTACAAAGAGAACACTTTGTAATTCTGGTCGATTTTGGCATGGTGATAGTATGGTATATTACAATGTCTGTTGTTTTAACTGTAGACCTGTGCAATTAAACGAAATCAATTTTGTTGGACGCTACCTTATACAGTAGTATAAAACTCTAAAAGGGTTTTGTCTTTGATAAACATTTTAGGCGTTAAATTGGTTTTTCTAACATAATCTGGATGGGGATTAATCAACAATTTACGCTTATCAAATGTATTATATTGATGCGCAAATACCAATATAGTTTTTTTTGGATCCAATTGAACAAACGGCACCGTATAATTTTTAAGAAACGCCTTTTCTTCTGCGATCTCAGCATCATCATCATATCTTGTTATCTCAAGTAGTTCCTTTTTAAACGCAAAAGTCCCTGCCGTTCCATGCGTTTTACCATATGGTCCAAAAATATACAATTGGTCTAAATCATTGAAATAAATATATACAATACTGCTTCCGGCACACAAAGCATTTGGCTGTGAACGCAATCTATCCACCGCATGCGTAACTCTTTCTGGTGGATAAAAATCGTCATCATCCATATACACTAAAATATCACCACTCGCCTTTTCATGCATTAAATTCCGCTTTCTTCCCAACTTTATTTTTTCTTCATATCTAAAATACTTAACACCTTCAACACCCTTAAATAAATCTTCCACCGATTCATCACCATCATCAATAATAATCCATTCCATTAATTCTTTTGGATAGGTTTGTGATTGATAACACTTAATTAACTGAGGTATAAACATTCGCCTGTTATATGTCGGTGTGCATACACTTACAAATGGTTTACCGTTTGCCGAAACTTTTTTTTTGCGATTCTTTTTACCCATTAAATAATAATATATTAATTATATCTTTAATATATTACGAAACTAATAATATTATTTTATGCGGCAGGAGCGGGAGTAGAACCGAAAAACTCACTGTATATGTAAAACAATGGAAGAATTACAAATGGAACTGCTATACCAACTGGGATCATTCCTTTTGTTAGCACATTTATAGGCATACGATCTGGAATATACTTGCCATATTTTTGTATAAGAAGAATACCAATAGAAAATATAAATAACACAACCACTAAATAAGATTTCGTTATGTTTTTAAATACATTATTAACGGACCCAATGTTTTGAAACATTTTAATTATATATCCAGCAATAAAAAACATACCAATTACAGCGGGTATTAATATAAAATGTGCTAGTCCGCCAGCAGTCATCCACAAAAATATTGCCATGAAATTATACTTCATAAACCAATAATTTTCATTCTCGAAAAAGCCGGTTTTAACTAGGTTGATTGTTGTTTTTACATAACCTAAATGCAAATGACCAAACATAAAGACACTTGCCAATATTACACCAACAAAATACATAGCAATGGGCAACACTCCAGCGGTTAATAATTGTATAACCGCTCGTATATGTGATGGCGTTTTACCATAGGTTTTTTTATCATCCCATAAAGCACCGCCTTCACCCCCATAATACAATTTTTCTAATATTTTATTAAACTGACAAAACACATAATATAAAGAATCGCGTGGTATTTTTGCCAATCCAACATACATTGATTTCACCATTTCATATGCGAACGGTGTTTCATCCATATTGATGTCAATCATATTCATAAATTTATTTACATTAAATTGGTGTGATTCGTCATCTAAATCTAAATCTTTGGATTTGGTAGAGTGATTAATGTTCCAAATAAAAAAACATCCCAAATAAACCACAATAATGATTTGAACAAAAAACACGAAAATTTCTTTTACAATTGCAATTATTCGCTCCGCATAACTATCATTTTTTATTCTATATTTTCGTGAATTAATTATATCTACTAGTTTATTATGCTGGCTTGCGGGGCGGAAATATTTCCAGTCGGGACTTTTATAATAATTTTCAATAAAATCATAAGGGTCCTCTTTCCATTGTTGTAAATGTTTTTCCAAATATTTCCAATCTGATTTATATTTGTAAGTTTTATAAATATCATTCATAACAGCTGCATCTTTTAACCCTTTTTTTAAATCGTCCAATTCTTTTTGCTCTTCTTTGGTTCGCTTTTTAGGTTTTTCCGATGTTGTGTTTTTTGTTTCGTCTGATTTTGTTTCGTCTCTTTTTGTTTCGTCTGTTTTTTTATTATCTTCTTTATTTTGCGAAACCTTACTTACCATTATATATTATAAATTATTATAATTATTTATAATAATTATAACAATTATAACAATTTTCTGAATTTATACAATGTTTAGTATTCCTAAATTCATTTTATGATATAGTTTTTAAATTACAGTAAAGTTTTTTATTATGATTATATATAAACATGAAACTTATTATATTTTTAATACTTATATTTCTAATACCTATTATTTCATATAAACTGTATAAATTTTACAAAACAAGAAAGTTTGAGTTATTTGTTTCACAGATATCCAAGTCGTATGATTCAAATAAGTTTAAACAGATTGTTTTAGATAAAATGGATAATTATGATATTGAACTCGCAATTCCATCAGGCCAATATTTATACAATACGGTGCAAGGTAATTGGGGGTTTTCAACTGATGAAACAAATAATGGTGTTGTATTTGGCGTATATAGGGACGGTTATACGGCAGATGGTTCCATTTTTAAAGGAAAGACTGGAAAAAGATACAAATATATGCTAGAACAGGGTCCATATGTAATTAAATATGAAGTTAGACATAATAATGGAAGGCACGATGTATCTATATACATTGATGACAAACTAGTTAAGTTTGCAAAAGGCGAAGGAATATCGTCGGATAAAATAAAAGTGATTGGAACCAATTATCATAATTATAATAATATAACAACAGGAGATGAAAGAGGACGCCGTCCCATTGATTATTTAAAATTTGTGCCGAAACAAGCAAATCCCGAAGATAGCAAAGACAGCAAAGACAGCCCAAATATCAAAAACATTGAAGGATTTAACAATAACCAAAATGATGAAATAGGTGATGAAAGAGGCGATGAACGAGAACAATATAATTTCATGACTAGAATGTGTGAAGAAGAAGGGTTATTTTGTAATAAAATACAAAAATTCAATATAGATTTAAAAACGGGAAAAATACATTATAATTTAGATGAGGCAACTCAAGATAATAGCAAAAGTGATGAAGCACAAGAACCGCGAAAACAAGAAGCGAACGATGCAGACGCGGATTATTTTTTAAAACACTTATTCCAGGCCATGGATGATGATAATGATGGGTTAGTATCGCGATTTGATTTAAAATCTGTAATGAATCAGTTTTACATTCGTGATGAATTATATCAAAAAGTTTTAAATGAAGTCCGCCCACAAGGAATGGATTTTAATACATTTTCTAGTTTAATAGGTCAACCAGTAAAAATGATATTAAAAAATATATATGATGAACACGGAGAAGATGGTTTAAAAATGACATATAAGATATTGGGGTACAAATATGTTGAAGATAAAGAAAGAAAACGACAAGAAGAAAGGGAGAGAAAGAAAAGATACAACCATTTAAATAAACAATTTTCAGAACCAGAATATGATGATTCTGAACCAAGTAAAACCAGATATCGCAGCGATTACAAACCCCAACATCCTCGCCCCAAAAATGGGGTCCACTTTTACGATTCCATATGGGATTTTAACAAATATTAAATAATTACTAATTAGTTATAGTTATTAATTATTATAGTTATTAATTATAAATAAATTGCGACTATTATGTTTGTATCGCATGGTTATCGTGCTTGTAGCAATTCACCTCTTCCTCCCATTATTATAAGCATATTATATCGTTCTTCAAAAACCTTTAAATCATAGCTAAATTCATTTAAATCAGCGGTTGTTTTTCTAAACCCAATTGGATTGTTGTTAGTATCGCAAATAATATTGATTGTTCTTGGTGTGGGATTGATTGGTGGTTCTAAAGTGTTAAATTCAAATCCAACTTTTGAAAATTTATTTAAGTTCATAGCACCCGATGGCTGATAAACAGAACGGTCACTATCTAAACAAAAATTATAACAATACAATCCATCTTTAGCAGAACCACTGGTTCGCTTCCATTTTTCAATATATTCATAAATACCAGCATCCAATACATTTTCTCTATACATACCCTGCAACACTACCCCCATATCAACTAATATTTCTTTCTTATTATAAAAATAATCCCCTACCGCACCGGTGATATAAAAATTTCGCGGATTTTTAATTGTTTTTGAATTAAATAACGGAAAATTGTTTGTAATCTTTTGCGGTTCTACATTGTTATATGTCCAGTTTGTATAATTTGACCATTCATTTCTAAGGTGTACATCATTTCTTCTAAAACGAAACATATAATTTGCTACCATATCTTTACTATCAAATTCCGTTATTTGCGTGCCAGCGACAGAAAGCTGCTCATATTCATAAATTTGTTTAATAAGCAATTTATATGACTGTGACGCAAGAACTCGTCTTTCATCTTGTCCTAAAAATATATAAGTAGATATCAAATGAATATCACTATTCCAATCATTTCTGGTTTGCTCATACAACGATAATGTTCCAGATATGTCTTGTGGTGGGTTTAAAAAATGCCACATTTGATGATGAAGAACATTGGGATTTGGAGCACGACGATAACTTATACCACTCGCACTATTTACAGCATCTACATCATTTATAGTATACAATTTTGATATTGGCTCAAAAGTTATTTTGATATTTATTTCTTGATATTGTAATGCCACTAATGGCAATGCCATCTTACTAGAATCCGAAAAAAATAAGTTTAATGGTATATACAATTTGCGACCTTGAATAGACGGAATCACACCGGTTTCATCTACATACATAGCATTTGGATATACATTGGCACGATTGCCACTAAATGCCGGATTATTTAATTCTGGTATATTTCCAGTCATTCTATTCCACAAATCCTTTTTTGAATTACTAAAATCCCGTTCTTTTAAACAATTTAAATACTCCCCCGAAAACTTACTTAAAATAATAGGCCCCGAATATACTTCTACTTCACGAATCATATTTGTGCCTAGTTCTTCAATCCATCTAAATTGATAGGGTTTTAAAGGAGTCGTCCCGGAAGTTGTTTGAGAAGTAGCATCAAACTCGTAAAAAGGACTCCATATATCCGGAAGCGATACGCATACATAAGTATCGTAAAGCATTTCCGCATAACGAGGTATCTTAAAATCAAGAACGGTTGGAGTATTATAGTTTAAAATACGACTGCCTTTGTAATCAATTCTGAACCGTTGTAGTCCAAAATTTGTATGTTTTTTATACACTGCTTGAAAAAATGTTTTTTTAGGATTTCCATTTATTATTACATTTTCATTACCGTATGATGTTAAATTTAATAATCCACCACCCATTTAATTAATATATTATAATATAATAATTTTAATATATTATTTTTTGTATTTATTTTGTATTTTTGTCATTACGCAATAAAATAAATCTGCTTATATATTAAATATGAATGGAAGGAATCTCTTACCTAACGTTTTAAAAGATACCAATATATTAAAAAAATTACCGAAACCCGGTAACGCAAATATTCCAAAAATGGAAGCAGCCGGTGGTGATATGTTAGAAAATATGGGTAAACAGTCTGCTGAACAGTTGGCGAAATTTAAAAAACAAGTGATTGAATACTATAAAATGATTACTATCAACAATAAGATATTACTACGAGTTATATTAGGTGTTGCTATTATTATTGCTTTTTTAATTATTGCTTTTTACATTATACGGCGAAATAATAAAAAAACTGATAACGTGGACGCATTAAATAAAAACATTAAAGATTACAATAAATTTAAGGATGAAAATGACATTGGCTCGATTGCTAATTTTAATTTTAATGAAACATATGATAATGTTCATAAGCGACCTACTTCTTTAAAAGACTACTATATTTTGGGTAGTTACAATAGTTGTTGTGGTGGCGAAGTGTTTAATAACTGGGTAGATGTTGGTATATTAGAAAATACAATAAAAATGGGACCCAGAGCACTAGATTTTGAAATATTTTCATTAAATGGCGTTCCTATTGTTGCTGCTAGTTTAAAAAACGCAAATACAAAAAATGAAAATTCTTATTCAAAAGATACATTAAATCATTTAGAAGTTCCATCTGTATTAGAAACCTGTAAAAAAGCATTGTATGGTATAACAACACAAAACGCAAATGACTTTTTAATATTAAATTTTAGGATAAAAACGCATAATACTGCTGCACTAAATGCTTTATCTCAAAACATTAAAGATGCCTTTCAAGCTAGTTTATTGCCCGCTGATTTTGGTAATGGAGGGAGAGAAAAAAATGTAGTAAATGAAAACATCAAAAATTTAAAGCAAAAGGTTATCATTTCAGTCTATGATGATACTAATACATTTAAAGAAACTGATTTATATAAAATTACCAACATATGCAACAATATGGAAAATAAAGATATGGGAGGGGTTGAGTTTTTAAGAAACTATGATGTCCAATACGAAACGGATAAAGAAGACATGATAAAAAAAAATAAATTAACTTTTAAAATTGTAATCCCCGATGAAACAAACGAAAAGCAAAACTCTCCTCATAAAATACATAGAGAAAATGGATGTCAATTATCATTGATGCGTTTTAGTTTGTATGATTCTAATTTAAAAGAAGCTCTTAGTTATTTTTCAAATAATGAATCCGCAATCGTAATGAAACCAGATAAGTATAGATACAAACCAATTATATTACCAGAGGCAAAAAAAATGGATCCCAAAGTAAAAAAAATACTGGAACAAAACAGTTAAATTAAGTTAATACATTTTTATTTTACTTGATAGAATTTACAATCTATGTAATTTATATTCTATATAATTTATATATAATATGAATCAACAAACATTTCAAGAACGAGAATTGTCTATATTAAGAAGTGCGGTAGATAAGATTGAGAAAAACACAGGTTATACCTTAATTAATAATCCTAGTGTAAAAACAATCATTGAAATAGTTGAGCAATTTTTAAGAGATAAAAAAAGAATATGTTATGGTGGTACTGCTATTAATAATATCCTACCTTTAAAAGACCAATTCTATGATAAAAAAGTGGAATTACCTGATTATGATTTTTATTCGCCGGATCCTATGAAAGACGCAAAAGAACTAGCCGATATTTATTACAAAAAAGGGTTTGAAGAAGTGGAAGCAAAGGCCGGTATGCATCCAGGAACATTTAAAGTGTTTGTAAATTATATGCCGGTTGCAGACATTACTTATTTAATTGATGATATTTATAAAAATATTAAAAAGCGGGCAATTATCGTTGATGGTATTTACTACACACCGGCAAATTATTTAAGAATGTCAATGTATTTAGAATTATCGAGGCCAAATGGCGATGTCAGTCGTTGGGAAAAGGTATTAAAACGTCTTAGTTTATTAAACAAACATTATCCATTAAAAGGGCGTCGTTGTGATCGTGAAGAAATACAGCGATTGTTTGAATATGGTGTAAAAAACCCCATTAGTAGCAGCAAAAGCAAAAGCAGTGATAAATCACGGGATAGTTTAAATAGTCAAGATAGTAGTTATGGTGATTCTATTTTTATAACAGTTAGAGATTCATTAATAGCACAAGGTTGCGTGTTTTTTGGTGCGTATGCCAATCGTATGGTTTTAAAACAGCACCCAAAAATAAAACATATACCAGTTGATAAAATACCTGATTTTGATGTTCTTTCAATTGAACCACGCAACACTGCTAGAATTATTAAAGAAAGGCTTACTGATATGGGGATAAAAAAAATCAAGATTCAGAAAAGAAATGGTGTAGGTGAAATCATTGCTCCTCACTATGAAATTAAAGTTGGTAAAGAAACAATCGCTTTTATATATGAACCGTTGGCATGTCATAGTTACAATGAAATTAAATTTGGAAGCAAAACAGTAAGAATAGCAACAATAGATACGATGCTAAGTTTTTACTTGGCATTTGCTTATGTTAAACGACCCTATTATAATGAAAACCGCATTATATGCATGAGTGAATATTTGTTTGATGTTCAGCAAAAAAATAGATTGACACAAAAGGGTTTGTTAAAGAGATTCACAATTGATTGTTATGGAGAACAATTAACGATGGAGAAAATGCGAGCGGATAAATCAGATAAATATAAAGAATTAAAAAAAAACAGAAATTCCAAGGAGTTTGATTGGTATTTTTTACGATATATTCCAGCACAAGTGAACGAGTTTAAAAAAGTGAAAGACAAATCAACAAAGAAAATGGCAACCTCAACCAGTAAGAAAACCGCAAAGAAAAGAAAAGGAAAAGCAAAGAAAACAAGAAAATCTACTAATAAACGCCCAACACTTCTCTCCCTTTTTAAATAAATAATCCCCCTACAATCTTGCGATAAATTGTATAATAAATTGTATAATAGATGTATTATAAAATTTATTTATTTGTTATTGTTTATTACCGCGCGCACATATGTTTCAATTACAGCACACTTAAATGATTTGACAACGAGTTTAATCCATAAAACATAATTCCAAATAATGTGGTTTGAACTAAATAACCACTTAAAGTATGGAACCCATCTTTATTAAATAAAGATGGGAAATTTCTAATAAATATCTTTTGAATATACGGTAACTGCATTAAAAAGTATAATACCATTCCTAATATGGGTGTTTGAAACTCGTCATATACTTGGTCTAGTCTAGCAGTATTATTTTCTTTTTGTTTTGATTGTTTTACTAAATCTTCGAAAGTGTCATCATCATCTATATAGTTTTTCATCTTTTCATCCACCTCAGGAATATGGTTTATTTTAACATTAGGATCAAAACTAACTTGCGAATTTTGATTTGGAATATGTTTACTTGGAAGTCCAGTTAATTGGCTGGCACTTGCTTCTTGTAATCCACTTACTATCTGACTAATTGATTCTTTAGAAAGCTCTGTAATAACACTTTTATTATCACCGGTTTCATTTACGGTCATTTTAACATTTTCAGAAGGGTTTAATTCATTTGGCAAATTATTGATATCGCTGGTTGCTGCTGAGGCCGATGAGTCCATTTTATACATTAATAATAGTAACTAAATGCATAAAATACGCATTTACACATATTAATTATTCAAATTCAACATAGTCTGTATTATCTTTACATTCTATGGCAGATGGCTTGTATTTATAACATTTATTATCAAATTTGTATGTTTTACCCTCGATTTTATCAATAGTAGGAGCTTTAAATACTAAACAATTTCTATCATTGCAAACCTTTCTAAATAATGTGGACAAACCCAATCCTAATAATATAGATATGATTATTTTTCCAAAATCACTATATATAAGCCGTCTTAAATACATATATAATTTATAAATAATATATAATTTAACAAATAGTATATTATTTTACATACACATACACCTAAACATAAAAATATCACTTATTGAACTTTATATTCTTCGATGTCTTTTGAATTTGTAGGGCATTGTGTTATTTCTTTTTCAAACTTAAAACAGTTATCTGCTTTGTCTTTGTATAACAATTTATTTGTGTTAGAAGGATTCGGGTAAACATAAATAATTCTTTTTTTAGGCGACAAAACATATGATAAAAATAACCCAGCAAACAAAGCTAACAAAAACACCTTTATATCAATAAATTTGGATAGTGTCATTATATATTATTATTTAGATTGTTATTTTACTTAGATAGTTAATTATTTTAGTTAGATTGGTTATTTTCACATTAATAAACATTCTTCACTATTTCAAATGGTGATATTAATACTTCTTTATTTTCTATAGAGGTTTGTTTAAAACTAAAAGTGCTTTTATATATATCTTCTGCAATCTTCTCCTTTTCAATGTTAACCTCTTGATATTTAATTTCCCGCCTTTTATCAAATAAAGTAGTTAAATTTTTAGTAAATTGGCTAAAAACATCTATTAAATCAGTATCGCGATTTGTTTCTTTATACTTTTTTATAGACTTATTATACTCACCTATTGATTTCTCTATTTCTTTATTAATAAATTCCAATGCTTCTGATCTATTATATGAATTTTCATATTCATCTCCCTGTCCCTCACCATGGCCATCTGTTTTTGATTTAATAACAAATGTGTTATTTTTTTCGTCATATGTTTTGCGTAGTTTATCTAATTTGCCATTCATATTTATTAAATTGTCTTTTAATTTCTCAAATTTACTAACCACATAATCCTCGTCTTTTAAATTAAACAATAAATCTAGTTTTAATTTTATAATGTCTGTTTTCACAATTTCTAATTTATCATGTAATACTTCTATTAAATCATCATATGATTTGTAATTTGCAAGTTTAATATTGATATCTAAATCACATGGTGTATTAGAAGAACATTTTGCTATTAAATATACTTGTTTTTTTCCATCTTCTTTTTCAACTATTCTTTCAAAGGTTGTCCCACCTTTTTTTTTACATTTGATACATTTGATTTGTGTATTAACATCACTACCCTTTTTAAGTATTTTTTTAACTTGTTCACTATATAACCGTTTTTTTGTATAATAATTATTTAATGCTTCTGTATATTTTGTATTATCACTCATTTACTATTAAATGTTATAAAAATTTTTATGAAGTTTCACAAAATCACTTTCAAATTTAGGAAGGTTTGTGATAATTTCATTTCTATCTTTTAATTTTTTGTCTGATAATGCTTTCATTTTATTTAATATATAATATTTTTTCAATCGTTCATTATGTTTTAAATCTTCTAAAGTTGGTTTATGTTTCCACTTATAGTAGAGTATTCCTCCAATTATAAAACAAAAAATTAAAAACAAAGTAACATTTATGTTTATTTTATCTATGTATTGTTTTTTGTTTCTACTATTTTTCAGAGTTTCGCTTAAAAAATACCGAACGCCAGGTTCTATTAGTGACGCCTTTTGTGTATTCATTAATATATAATTATTAATAAATAATAATAGAAAAGAAAACAAATTAACAAACAAATAGCAATAAATAAACAAACAAATAGAAATAAATAACAAACAAGGAAAGAGTAAAATAATATTGTATAAATAATATATAATATATAACAATGATTATGATTTTATCAGTTCATGTATTTATAATTGTGTTGTATTTTGCATTCAGGTATTATACACAAAAAATAAATACTTACACGACCAGTATGATGTTACCAAAATCTAACGCTACGAAATACATAACAATGCCTATTGTTTTAATGATAATGTTTTTAATACAAGGATTTAGTAATAGACAGTTATTGTCTAAAAAATGCAATGTTGAAATGATACAAACCGCTTTGATGACCTCTGGTATAATCATGTTTTTTGTATTTGGTTTAATCATTGGATTAGTAGAAGCATTCCCAATTTTAAAACGACCATTCGATAATACATTTGGTTATTTTTTATGCGGTATGGATGTAGAAACCCTAAAAACAATAGTAAATAAAATCTATATTCCAAGTGTTAGAAATGACGATACCAATGTATTAGAAAGTATTATTAGAGACGAATCATTGCAGATAAACACTGTAAATCCAGACAATTTTCAAATGAAAATGTTGGAATTAAAAATACCAGAAAAAAACAATAATATAGTTATGAAATATTACAATTTAATATTAAGAAAGGATTTAATAGGGTCATTTGTATTGTATATTTTAGCAATAGGACTGGCTATAATTATTAATCAAGAAACCATTAATAATATTCAGTGTAAAAAAACAGATGAAGACATCATTAAAAGTTTGGATTCAATTAATTTAGAATAACTCCAAAAAAATAACCCTAAAACAGTATAATTTAATATCAATTATTTATAAATGAGTGATGCTACAAATAATTCCAAAGATTTTCTAGCGGACACAATTAATTCGCAAGAAGGTATTAAAACTAAACGGCCCACAAAACAAAATGTAAAACAATTTCAAGGTATGAGTAGTGGTGTAATTGGGTTTGTATATTTAGTTTTAATTATCATTATTGCTTTTATACGATTTGGTATGACACGCATTACAACATATACTAAAGATATGTTATTACCTAAAAAAAACTTTAAACCATATATATTAGTTCCTATACTAATCGCACTGTTTACAGTAGTGCAAGGATTCATTAACTCAAATGTGTTATATGCACGATGTGATAATGCGATGTATATTGAGTCATTTACAACAGCAGCAACAACCATGACTTTTATATTTGGAATAATCGGTGCGTTAATTGAAGCTTTTACTTCATGGAAGCGGCCATTTACAAATACATTTGGTAACTTATTTGCGTCATTTGGTAAAAAATTAAAAGACGATGTAGCAACCCAATTGTTTGTGTCAACATTTAAAAAAACAGACACGCAATTAAGTGAAAAAATAAGAAAAGATATCGATATAATTTTAAGAGAGATTACGCCTTATAACTTCCAACTGTTTATGAATAATTTAAATGTGCCAGTAAATGAAGGAACGAAACCAACCATTATTAAATTTTACAATAAATTATTAAGAAAAGATATAATATCAACTACGGTGTGGTATATATTAACTATTATTTTAGTTACAACAATTAATATGAATACAATACTTGGTATGCCTTGCGATAGTCCAATTAAAATTTAGGCAAAGTTAGGTAATATAATATAAATAAGTAGCATAATATTGCTAAAAATATTGTAATAAGCCATATTGGCAATACTGTTTTTTTTCTAGAAGCCAATCCAAATTGTCTTAAAGAACCATCTTTTCCATAAATAATAGATGGTTTGGCTATTTGTATAACAATAAATAAAATAACAAATAGAACAATAGATACAGATGTTATATTTTGTCTGATAAATAGGCGAAACATTATTATATATATACTATTAATTTAATATTTTAAATAAGAAAATGTAAAAATAAGAAATTTACTATGAAAACAACTGAATTGAACTTAATTGAACTGAATTGAATCGACGCAAACTATAAAATATATTTTTATTTGTAAAAATATATTTTTATTATTTAGTTAATAACCTTCATCACCATCCATATCACCAAAATCATCATCTTCTCCCACCATCATCATATCCTCCATTTGCTCTTCATCGGCAATTCGGTTTTCTTCATCTTCATATGCTGCTTCATCGTCCTGAACCAGTTGAGTTTGCGTATTTTCACTTTGTTCTCTGTTAACTTGCTGTTCTGTTTGTAATATTGCTTGTGCTAATTCATCTTCTATTTCGCGATCATACTGTTTTTTATTATAAATATACAACGATTTGGTTTGACCCAGATTCCACTTACCTAATTTTGCATTTTTCATATAATCTTCTGACTTGCGGTCTTCTTTGCTCATATTTTTAAATGTTTCAACTATACGAGTTTTTTCCTGTTCTTTATCATTTAACACTTTATTTTGTATATCTTCCATCGATAAGTTAATAGTTGATTTTTGATAAATAAGTGTTTTCAATACAATATTAACAATCTCACTAAGTTGATTTTGCAATTCTATATCTTCATCTTCTTCACCTTCTTCATCCAACCCATTTGATATATTTAAGTAATTATTTAATGCCTTCAATATTAAGTGCTTGTATAACAAAATTGTAATTGTATTATTAAATACACTTCTCTTTGTTTCTTTATTACCAATAATATCCGAATAAACTGGTATGTATTTTGAAAATTCATGCAAAGATTTATTTTTTTCAACAACAGTTTCTAAATATTCGTTTAAATGACTATCACCACCATCATCACCAAACCTAGAAAAACTACCCAATTCCTTTTGTATTATCTCTCCCAATTTGTTATTATGATACTCACTTAGTTTCCAATGTTTGGGCATTGTTTTAGAGACTTCATCAAATGTCACCCCACCAAGAATAAGTTGAGGATACTTTACACAAACATTAAATAATGTATTTTTCAAGTAATTTAATGAAAATAAACTGGTTTCATCGTCACTTGTTAAATATTCGCCTCCATCGCGTGTCTTAAATGTTTCCATATTCATAATAAACTCCTTTATATTGCGACCTAAAGCGGTAGCACTAATGTTATCAGATATAGATTCATACAATTCCATATTTTTAGCTTTCAATGATAAAATAAAATCATTTACACCGTCGTCTGTCTGTTCTGTATAAACTAAATCAAAGCTATCTAAAACATTTTTTTGTAATAAACTAACTGTTTCTTTATCTAAAATATCAAAATCACCGCCGAAATCAACTATAACATCACTTAATTTATCTTCAAATATTTTTTTAGGAGATGCAATGTCATTTACATATCCTTGACTAATAACATTTCTTTTAGATATAATATGGATAAGTTCTATTAAACTTTCCATAGAATATGCGTTCCCATCTTGCTTCATTTTACTTATTTTTTCACTTAAGCTATCATACTTTTTAAAACTACTTTCATTATTGACGCAAATAGCAGCTAGTTTATCATCTAATATAGCACCGGTATTGTATTTGCAGTATTTTATAAAACTTAAATAAATAGTCGTTTCATCATAATCACTAGATACAATTGGATACTTAAGCTTGGTATTTTCATCATTGTAAAACACGGACGCTTTCATTAGTTTCATGTAATTGTTGTATTTTACCATCATTCCCTTTATTTCTTTATTGCGTTCTATCAAAAGCGGTTCTTTTCCAGAAAAGTAATTGAAATTGTGTGTGGTTTCATTACAGCAAGCATTTTCCATAAACGGTATATTGTTTAATGTATTTAACACGACTTCTCTGTTTTTAACAACCCGTTCCATATCTTCTTGTATTAAAAATGATTGATTAATTACCTTACCCATCAAACTAAAAATGTATGAAAATTGTCTAATATCACCTTTTCTTATACTTTCATCAAGTAATTTATCAAAATTACCCGATAAGCCTCGTGTTTCTTCTACATTAACCGGATTTAAACTAGGTAAAAAAGTACCCCATGTTTTAATATCAAAATCACTTACTTCTTCGGATAAACTCATGTTTAAAATCATCCAATCTCTTTTTTCGTCTAATTTACTACTAATATCCGGCTCATTTAATATTTTGGTTTTAATGAATTTTATAATTGTGGATACTAGTGCATCTTTTACTTTATTAAAATTGGAACGATTGGTTTTTGGTAAAACATTATAAGGTCGGACACTACTTCGCAGTTTTAAAAACAAACAAGCAATATAGGAAACTATTGATTCATCGCCGCTTTTATCCAGTGGAAATCCATCAAACGACATTACACAACCTTCAAAAGTAGGCGCTCTTGTTAAATGTGGAGTAAGCAACTGTATACTAATTACATACAAACTAATTAACAAAATTATTTTAATTTCATCATTTGCTTTTTCATAATCTATTTTTTTCTTTTTCTTTTCCTTTTTATCTTTCTTTTCCTTTTTTTCATCCGCACTTTCCTTTTTAGAATACTTTTTCATAAAAATGATCATATATTTAATAATAAAATCGTGCTGTTGCTTTGTATCGATTTTCAATTTTTCGTCCAATGTTTTCAATACTTTTTTTACATCTTTAATTAACTCTTCTTGCTTTTTATCAACAACCACCTCAGTCGTTTTATGCTGTAATACGATCTCTGTTTCTTCTTCTAGAATGGCTCGTGATACACGCTTAAATCCACTTTTCTCATATCCTTCATTTTCATCATACTGCAATTTAGCAATCATGTATCCACTGTGTTTATCAACAATACTATCACCATCAGCAGTTCCTCGTAATCTAATTATTTCATTTAAATTATCGATATAATGCCCGCTTTGAAAACCAGTTGCCAAATCATAGTAAAAAGTCGGTAGCAAATGGACATTTGTTTCAGAACAATAATACCAATATACTGACTCCTCTCCCACCGCTTCTCTACAATAAGTATTAATAAAGTATAGTATATTACCCATTTTTGAAACCATATCATAATCCGATAATATCTTGTTTTTCAACTCTTCATGAGGCGAAACCATAACTTCTTCGGCAGACAACATTTTACCAATATTTATTTTTTGTATATCGTATTTTAAGTCAAGCGTTTTCTTTAATATTTTAAGCAGTTTGGCAGATTCGTTGCTTTGTGAAATCCTTTCTGAAATCATTTTATTAATTTCTTCTTTGTTTTTTACTTGCATCTCCTCATAATGCTTTATTAGTTCTTCAGCAGACAATTCATCAACTGCTTGTTCTTGATTTTCCTTATTCATGCATTCTTTGTTTATTTTCAAGCAGTTTTGCTTTACATTACAAAATCCAATTTCCTCAACTGGTTTATTTGTTTTTTCTTCATCTAATTCCCATTTGTTGTTTTTTCTAACATAATAATGCATTTCATAACCATCGGGTTCTAATATAGCATAATCACCTTCTTGGACACTTTTATAACCGTCTATCATACTTCTGGCATCTACTTCGGGATTTTTCGCACGCATTTCAGTTAAGTGTTTTACCAAGTCATTATAAGTAATTTCACCCCCACTCTCTTCTTTTAAGCCTTCCAAAATATCATATGGAGTATCATCGTATTTGGAGTCGTATTCCACATTTTTATTATTGTCTTGTAATAAATCGTCTAATTCAAAATATTTTTTCGACAATTTAACACCGTCGAGTGGAGTTGGTTCACATTCACTATTATCAATCTTTCTTTGTTTTAATTCTTGCTTTATTTCATTTAATGTTTCTGGAGTTAAATTGCTGTCATTTTCTGCGTCATCTAATGAACTGTGTATTTCCCGCGCTATTATCGACATCATCAACCGACCATCATCTAATCGATACATTTTATTTAACAACTGCATGTCCATTTCTTTATCAATATCATACAACCTTCTAACCTCGCTCGACTTAATATATTTCTCCAAGTCGCTTATCTTAACATAATTTTTAATGAATTTTATGTAATTATTGTATTTTATGATGTTGCTAATTTTTTCTTTTTTGTATTTTGCGATTTGATTTTCTATATAATCTTTCATAACTAAGTAATCATTGTAAACTATACCTTCTTTGTGTATATGATATGGTGTTAAATACATAGTTATCCTATCAAGAGATACACCATTTTCTATTTCAGATTGTAAATTTTTAAACAACTCATTTACATTTAATGTTGTATTATCAACAACTTTTTTCCATGGAATAGGTGTTTCGCTGATCGTTTTATTTGAATGGTATACAATATTATCAAGTATACGGGCGGGAGACGATGTGTCATTCAGCATTACCTCCGTATTATCATTTAAAATACTACTGTAATGAATTTGATTTTCATGATGGTTTACTTTTTTCAATATAGGTGTGAAATCCGAAAATATATTTGAATATTGCATTAATTCGTATGGAAGTGTTATAAAACCTTTAATGTATAATCGATCACTTTGTGTAATTGCCAATCTTTCGGTATTGGATGGTATAAATTTAGAACATCCAGGTCGTTTTTTAGACAGTGGTTTAAGTTTGGTTAATCCAACGCTTGTTTTGTCAATTACAAAGCGGTCATTGTTAGTTAATTCGCCAACTTCCCCTTTTTCATCGTAAATTATATTTATACTTTTAAAATCATCCATATTTTCGACAATAACATTATTACCATATGTTTCCATTATTAGCATATCCGATTGTTGCATTGGCTTATCATATGTAGTAAAATCAATATTTTTGTAGAAATAATCATATTTGTTTTGTCCATCCGGTATTGTATTTGACTTATATTCGCTATTAATTCTAGTTAACTCGTTTATAATATCACTGGTTGTTTTAATTGAAATATCATCATTTTCACCACCAATATCATATATGTGTTTTTTTGTTTCTACTACAGGCAACGCCCAATACACTGTCTTTGCATTATTTAATAATTCTGCGACAGGTTTGTAATCAGCGGTTTTGTATAAAGTATTTGAAAAATATCCTTGTTCATCAAAAGTGGAAAATTCCTCTCTTAACTCTTTGTATCTTTCTAACATAACATTAATGTGTTTTAAAAACTTAGAAGTTCGCTGTGATGATGGAACACTAGACAACAGATCATCCATCAAGTCATCTACCTGATCTTTTATGTCATATATTTTTTCTTTTTCAGACAATTCTACTTCTTCTCTTATCTCTCCCAAATCTTCGTCTAAAAATTCAATATCTTTTATATCAATCAAATCATCTTCTAAATTAACGCCTTCCTCATCTTGAAACATATCATCTTCATCTACATCACTTTCAAATTCGTCATCCTGTGCCATCACATCTGTATCTATATCTTTTCCTTCCAGTTTTCCTTCCTTACCCGCCTCTCCTTCCCGCTCGGTCTCCCCTTGTACAACCTTTTCCACCTCTCCTTCTAATTCCCTTTCTCTACCCCCTTCATCTTCCATCATTATATCTTTTTTTAGTTTTGGTGGCTTAAAATCTTTAATGGATTGAATGGGTAAATCACGAGGAATACCTTTGTATTCAAAATCAATATATAAAAATGCACCATCTGGATAGCTTTCAATTTCAATTCTATCTTCTTCTAGATTTGTGATTTTCCCATTTATTATTGTAGGTAGTTCTCCGCCAAATTCAATGGTTATCCATCTGTTTACTACCAAGTCATTTTGCCTAGCAAACCCAGGATTTTCTGGATTATACAATATAAATATTTGCTCTATTGATTCTTCTGTTAAAAATCCTTCAGCCACATTTAAAATAGTTTTCTTAAGCGTTTTTTGCTCTAATAACTCTATTTCTTTTTCATCTATATAATTAACCATAAACATCTTGTCGTTTAAATCTCCATTATCTGGTGCTACAATTTTAATAATCTGTCCTAAAGACAAAAATAAAGAATCCGACATTTTTTTTTCCATTGTCTTATAAAATAATTAGAAATTATATTCAAATATTATTAAGTGTTTATCATATTATTAAATTGATTTAAATAAATAATGATAAACTAAATATTAATAATAATTATGTATAATCTTAGCGAATATTTCGATTTCACCCGTATCAATGATAAAGACTATTGTGAGTCTAAAGATTTGATTGTAAAGAAGATATACAATCTACATCTTTTAAAATACAAGAAAAATAAGTTGAATTCTGATAATACAGAAACATTGGGACTATTCCGCTCAGTTATTGTAGACAATGATCAAATCGTTTGTTTTGCGCCTCCTAAATCATTAACACTTAACCAGTTTGATGATTGGTCTACACTTGAAGACGGCAAATATCTTAGTCAACCGTATATAGAAGGAACGATGATTAATATGTTTTGGTCTCCGGAAATTGACGATTGGGAAATAACTACCAGAAGTAATATTGGTGCTAATTGTTATTTTGATAAAGATGAAAAAACCACATTTAGAACAATGTTTTTAGACGCAATGCTATTCTGTGATCTAGAATTTGAACATTTCAACAAAAGCTTTATTTATAGCTTTGTAATGCAACATCCTAAAAATGTAAGAGTTGTTCCTGTTAATCGGGCGTTTGTTTATTTGGTAAATATTTACCAATTGGTTAATAACTATTGTATAACAACAGTAACAACTGATGGTGGAGAACATGGAGACTGGCATAAATTCAGAAACATTATGATTCCAACTATCGTTCCTGATGTATCTTCTTATAAAGCGTATATGAATCAAATGAACAATATAATTGAATCTAACTATAATTATGTTTATCCTGGCTATGTAATTAAAACACAAGATTCAATGCGTCGGCTAAAAATCACGAATCCTTCTTATGAATATGTTAAAAATTTAAAAGGAAATAGCACTAAAAATCAATATCGTTATTATGTGTTGCGTCAAGAAGGAAAAGTAAGTGAATATCTTAAATATTTTCCCAAATTTAAGTATCAATTTCAAAAGTTTAGAAACGAGTTACATGAGTTCACAAATGAATTATATAGTTCATATGTATCGTGTTATATTTTAAAGGAAAAGGAATTGAAATATTTCCCTAAAAGATACAGAACAAATATGTTTAATATGCACCAGTTGTATTTACAATCTCTTCAATCAAATAAAGACAAGGTTACGATTAAAAAAACGATTGAGTATGTAAATACGATGGATCCAGCTTTGTTGATGTATTGTATGAATTCCGACTTTAATCAAAATGAAATTAATAAAGCATGTATCGCGGCAGAACAATAAATATTGAAAGCAAACCACAAAGAAAAAAGGAAAAAAGGAAAAAGAAAATAATAAAATAACTATAAACAAAAGTATAAATTTATATTTTTGTTTAAATCAAATAATATTTTAGCAAAACAAGTTAAATATTATTAGTAAAGTATTTGTATATGCGTATTGATTACACCCCCCAATTAGATTTTAAAGATGTTCTAATTCAACCAAAGAGAACAACTATCTCAAGTCGTTCCCAGGTATTGTTGGAGAGAACGGTTACATTTCCCAATACAACCGCTACATGGACAGGAGTACCGATTATTTCTTCCAATATGGATACAACTGGAACATTTGAACTATACGATGTTTTATCACAATTTAAAATGATTACTTGTTTACATAAACACTATACATTAGATGATTTTAAATCCAGATATGAAACCGCACCATTAAATCCCGAATATTTCATGATTTCAACTGGTATAGGACAAGAATCATTATTGAAATTACAGGAACTTGTCAATTTTTCAAAAGCAAAGTGGATCTGTATTGATGTTGCAAATGGGTATATGAGTCGAGTGGTTGAATATGCTATTACAATTCGTAAATTATTTCCAGATAAAATTATTGTAGCTGGAAATGTAGCATCAAAGGAGATGGTAGAAGAATTGATCATTAATGGTAAAGTAGATGTTGTTAAAGTTGGTATTGGTCCTGGTAGTGCCTGTCTAACGCGTCGTAAGACAGGAGTGGGTGTTCCGCAATTATCTGCAATTATTGAATGTGCCGACGCAGCACATGGTGTAAATGGTTCAATTATAGGAGACGGCGGTATTACTTGTCCAGGCGATTTAGCAAAGGCGTTTGGCGGGGGCGCTGATTTTGTTATGGTCGGTGGTCAATTTGCTGGACACGATGAAAATCCAGGCACCATAGAAGAAATAGATGGAAAAAAATATAAATTGTTTTATGGTATGAGTTCCGAACATGCAATGAAAAAGCATTATGGAGAAATGGCAACATATAGGTCATCTGAAGGCAGAGTTATTCGCGTTCCATACAGAGGCGCATTAAAAATAACCGTCCAAGATTATCTGGGAGGGTTGCGTTCTACATGCGCCTATATAAATGCCCATAATATCAAAAACATGCCCAAATGTACGACATTTCTAATGGTCAGTCAACAACTTAATACTCATTTTGAAAAATAATAAGTAAATATGTAATAAATAAAAATACATTTATTTTTATTTATTTTTAATACGCACACTCAACTGCGATACGCTAACTAGTGGGTTAGTTATTGAAAGTTGGTTTTCAACTCTTTAAATACATTGGAGGCAATAATACAAGAATTGTGTAGTATTTCAACGACATTTGCCGTATTTGCTACATCTTTATTATCATCTGTGAATGCGATCCTAATAATGGAGTTTTCATCGTGTGGATGTGGTTTTGAAAATCCAACAAATGATAACAACCTTGTATTTCTATAATAATAGTAATGCATAACATACTCCAATATTTTACCAATTGTATAGTCTTCTTTATACAATATGATGTCAAATGAGTCTTTCAACGCAACTGGCATTTCCTTTACTGAAAACAACTTGCCATTTTCACTTGCGGCTTGTATGTCGCTTAAACGAGTTATCAATATATCACACGCCTTTCTTATAATTTGCTTATTTGTATATATACCCAATGTTTCCATACAAAAGTCATAAGAGCCATCCTTTGTATAACGCAAACCATGATGATTAAACCAATTTGTTTTTTCATAATCTATTTTTTCTTCCAATTTTGCTAATTCCGCTTCTTCCACATCATCGCGCATCTTTTGCTCTATTTTTTCCCATTCCGCATTTTGCTTTACTCTGTCAATCGCATATTTATAGGCACAAGATGAGACTACATTATACATCCCATTATCCCTTGCTTTTTTAATATTTAAATCACATGTAAGTTTTAATTTTTCACCTTTTATTTCCTTTGATATCATCGGTTTTAGCCTCGCAAATAGTATATATGATTTTGTTTGTTTATTAGGGGGGAATAGTTGTTTTACTTTATCTTGAGGCAATTCTTTGCCGGTTTTTTTATCAACAAGTTTAAAATCCTTGGTTGTGATATATTCCATAGAATTAGACAGATTTTCCCTATCAATAACCACCTGTAAATCTTTTACGCTGTCGTTTAAATCACCAACATGTACCGGAATACAACCTAATCGTTGCTTTAATATTTCATTGTTAAACATTGTAGTATTATGCTCAATATTAATTGAATTATCATCTGTATCGATAACCGCCGTTTCAATATCAGATATGATTGTTCTTCTTAATCCATTCACAATACTTACATTTGTATTACTTACATTAAAATTTAACATATCATGTTCTTCAACAATTCCATCAACTTTAGGTAAAGGAATTGAACTAGAGAACTCTTGATTTTCTGGAGATTTAGAATTATTCATTGAATCGCTCATTATTATATAAAATACATATAAATAAATATATTTATATCAATTTAATTTACAATCATTATTTACAAACAATTATAATAGTTCGTTATAATTGTTATATAAAAAAATTTCCATTTAGTAAATGAGTTCTGTATTGTATTATAGTAAGTATTGTAAAAACTGCGATTCTATTATAGGAAAATTATCAAAAACATCTATTCAAAAAGATATTCATTTTGTTTGCGTGGATAAACGGGTAAGAAAGGAAGGTAGAACATATTTAATGCTTGATGGAGGTAAGCAAGTATTACTCCCCGAAACGGTGCATAAAGTCCCTGCTATTTTGCTATTGTATCAAGGTTACCGTGTATTGTATGGACAAGACATCATGAACTATTATCAGCCAAAGATCAACGCAGAAACTGGAATTGCTACACAAGATAATTTAGAGCCGTCTGCCTATTCATATACTGAAATGGGAACTAGTATGTCAGATGACTATTCTTATTTAGATCAATCAAGCGATGAAATGGCCGCAAAGGGACAAGGCGGGTTGCGTCAAATGCATAGTTTTGTGTCATTAAACGACTCTCTTTCAATTGAAACACCACCCGAAGATTACATTCCAGATAAGGTGCGAGAAACCGATTTAGATAAACTACAAAAACAACGCACCATGGAAATAAAATGATACTAATGATTAATAAATTGAATATAATTCCTATATAATTCATATCAAATAAATAAAAAACAAATAACCCAACTTGGGCTTTGTTTTTTGTTTTTGTTTTTTGTTGTTTTTGTTTTTTGTTTTTTGTTTTTTGTTTTTTGTTTTTTGTTGTTTTTGTTGTTTTTGTTGTTTTTGTTGTTTTTGTTGTTTTCGTTTTTATACTTTTTATAATACGTTTATCCCCATTTTTCTAAGATAAGCCAGAACGTGTGTGCAGGTGTCTTTCCATTCTTCCCAGTACGCATCTTCGGTGTAAACCTCATAAGCGGCTTGCACTACCTCATGGTTGTAGAGGCTGGTAATTCCGTTATCATTTGTCTCCAGTGCCAACTGATTAAGACACCCTTTTATTCCTTTTATTGCTCTTCGAAGAGATGCCAGAACGTGTGTGCAGGTGTCTTTCCATTCTTCCCAGTCAGCATCTTGGGTGTAAACAGCATAGGCGGCTTGCACTGTCTGCTGTGAATGATTGTCTATCAACATATGGTCGAGGGAGGCAAACCCATGATCCTTTGTCTCATCTACCAATATATTAAGACACTGTCGCATTGTTCCACCAACCACAAATGGTTGTTTATCTTGTAAATTTTCATTAAATGCTCTTTCGTCCGCGATCAGTCTTTTTAAGGGAGATGGCTTCAATAGTGCGATTGTGTTTGCGTCCATAATTAATAATGGTGTTGTGCGTGTGTTGTATGTGTTGTGTGTGTATTGTGTGTGTATTGTGTGTTTACTGGATCGGGTTGTGTAAATGTTTACCAAGGTACAAAAACAACGTCAATTTTATATATCAATTATTATTATATTTTTAATATAATTACTTAAAAAATACATTACATATTATGATAATGGATAAAGTATCTTTATCAAAAGCTTTTTCGAACCACTATATGAAATTTTTAGATGAAGTGGTAAAAGTATACCCTAAAAGTGTTAAAATAAGAACATTTAGAACGGCTTCGTCTCAAATAAAATCAATTAACCCTAGTAAATTAATTAAAATGTGGCATAAGGTAATTGGTTCGAAATTTAAAGATCAAATTTACTCTGAAAACTTCGATTTTTTTAAGAACCTGGATTATTCTTCTAACTTGAAAAATACAAAATGGGATTCAAACGATATTTATAGTTTTATAAATGAAATGAAATCATCTTGGGATACTTTATCAGATGAAAATAAGAAAAAAACAATGAAATATTTAAGTAACTTAACCAAAATGGGGGAAATGTATGATGCAATGCAATAGATACAAAATACACAAAATAGTAATATATTTCAATTAACTTTAATTTAAATATATTAGTAAATATGTCTATATATGGCTGATGTATCAAATAATAGCAGTGAAGAAATTCCTAGTGAATTTAAAAATTTAATGAATGATTTTATGGGAGATATATTAACTAGTTTTCCAGAATTAGCACCAGATATAGAACCGTATTCTACATTAGATAACCATGATACATTAAGTTATTTATTTCAACATTGTAAAACGGTGTATCCGGCAAGATTTTTCGATATTTTATACAATAATGAATGTATATTTACCGATGAAAATATAACAACGGAGTTTCTTCCTAACATCGATTTTTCAAAGTTATGGAAGGAAAATTTGACGCAAAAAACTAGAAATATTATTTGGAAGTATCTGCAGTTAATTTTATTTTGCGTGATTCAAAATGTAAAAGACGCTTCATACTTTGGAAATAGTGAAAAACTATTTGAAGCAATAGACGAAGACGAATTTAAAAAGAAAATAGCAGAATCAATGGATGATATTGGAAAGTTTTTCCAGGAAAATGGTTCTATGTTTAATCAAAAAGACGCATCTGGCAATGAAGAGTTTAACATGCCGGATAGTGAAAAAATACACGATCACATCAGTGGATTATTAAAGGGAAAATTGGGAAGATTGGCATCTGAAATAGCAGAAGAAACCGCAGATGAAATGAATTTGGATTTATCAGGAAGTGAAAATGTAAACGATGTCTTTAGCACCCTTTTTAAAAACCCTACCAAATTAATGAAGATGGTTAAATCAATTGGTTCAAAGATAGACAATAAAATAAAGTCAGGGCAAATCAATGAAAAAGAATTAATGCAAGAAGCAGGTGAATTAATGAAACAAATGAAAAATATGCCTGGTATGAAAAATATGGATAAAATGTTTAAATCGATGAATATTCCCAGTGATATGATTCCTAAGAACTCCAAAATTAATTTTGGAGCGATGCAGCAAAAACTGTCTGAAATGACAAAACAAAACAATGCAAAGGATAGAATGTTGAAAAAGTTAGAAAAACGAAAGCAAACAAAAGAACAAACACAACAATCCACAAAAGCTCCCATAGAGAAAACATATCAAGAAATACAAAGCGAAATTGATTCTATATTTAAAACTCTTCAAATTGAAGGCGGTGATGGTGATAATAAGGAGGTTAGTAAAACAGTTAGTAAACCGAAAAAGAAAAAGAAAAAGAGAAAGAACTTACAACAAAATTAACTGGTTATAAATAAAAAAATAACTCATTACTATATATTAAATGGATATTGATAAATTTTGGTTAGATGATCCGCTTATTATTTTTAAAAAAGAAAGGATAGCAGAGTTTTGGCCCGACAAAGGATTTAGTGCATCTAGAAAACTAAACGCTATTACTAGAGCAATTATAATATTAACTATTTTAGGATATTTTGCGTCGAAAAATATTAAAATAATAGTAACGGGTGTTATCACTTTGGTTTTTATAGTGGCGATCTACTTTATTCAAATAAAAAAAGAAGAAGAAGCGCAACAAGTTAAAGATATAATAAAAGAAGGGTTTGAAAGCAGTGCTCCACAGTTTGATAAAATTATGGAAAAAAACTTCACAACACCAACTAAACAAAACCCTATGATGAATGTGTTGTTACCTGAAATTCATGATAAACCAAATCGCAAAGAAGCTGCTCCTAGTTATAATCCCAATATCAGAAAAGAAATTAGTGAAAAAGCAAAATCTAATTTAGAAGATGAAAAATTATATAAAAATTTAGGAGATAATTTAAGTCATCAACATATGATGCGAAATTTTCATTCTATGCCAAATACAAGTGTTCCAAACAATCAAAAAGACTTTGCTATGTTTTGTTATGGCTCAATGAAGTCGTGTAAAGAAGGAGATGAAGATGCCTGTTCTAAAAACATGAGAAGACTAGGAAATAATATATATTAAATTAATAAATAAAATAATTATCTTTATGTTATTTATATAAGAATGGCAAATGCTAGCACTTTTAATTACACATTTTATAATTTAACTGGTATTAATGATGATGTTGTTGGATTATCGGAAAGTGATGTTCAAAACCAACATTTTGGTTCTTATACTACAAAAAATTATTTTGAAAATAACTGTGGTATGAAAAAGCCGATCAGCTTTGCTACACAACAACCAAATGTATTTTACAATGGAGGTCCCGGAACAGTTGGTGCAAATGGATGCAATGTAGAAAGCGATTCCAATCTTAGAATTGGAACGATTCAAACAAACCCCAAGTGTCGAATCAGTCTTCAAGAGCGACCATTTAAAAGCGTTCCATTTCTAGGAAGAGGCAAATCGGACGCACTTCAAGAAAGCAAACTTCAACAAGGAACTTATTTTGCCGATAAGAAAAGTTGTCGACAAGTTACTGAAAAATCATTTCGAACAACCGATGTTGATTTAGTGCCAACCTTAAAAGCCACTATTCAAAACCCTAATAATTTAGTAGAAGGTGTAGCCAACAAAGGATGGATCCGCGGTGGATTACCTTCGCGAGATATGTCTAGAGACAACGATTACTTAAACAAGCAAAAATAATTTAAATACAACTAGCAAAATTAGTATTATAAACATGTATAATACTAATATCGTCGTTAACTATAATACGGTGGAAGGCGACGAATCCGATACTACATATAGAAAACAATTGTTGGAATTTGTAAAATTAACAGAATTCAGCGATGATGTAAATACCAAAGTAGAAGCGTTGTATGATACATACAAAGATAATGACGATCTTAAAAAAATATTACCAATCTTACAAAAACATTTAGAACAAAGATGGCCATTTGAAATGGACAATAAAACCATCTTTATTTTTCTTTTTGCTTTTGATTATTTTTATTTAACATATCCATTTATATCTTCACTAATAAACAACGATGAAGACCGTTCACATTTAGTAGAACCCATTATTAGTAAGATAAACTTAAATATTAAATCAAAATAATACACAAAAAAATAACATATTATATTAAATGGCATCGACAAGACTGAAAAACTTACCCAGAGAATATTTACGAGAAAAAAAGATAAACCAAGATGTAAATAATTATGAGATGGACATTAACAAAAAAATGCCTAATAAAACATTTCTACCTGATTTAGGCATAAATCCTGGTAACATGTCCAATTCTTTTTATCATAATACATTTTCCAATAATACTTGCGATATTGAAAGTAATTTAATGGGAATTAATAGCACAAACTTGGTAGAAAGTAAACCGCAATTTCAACCTCAATTAAATACGCTTCCATTTAAACGATACTTTGAACTACCAACGGCATTTGTTCCAGAACCTTTAGTAGTCAATCATAAACAACGACCGGCCGGTCCTTTCACTAACAATTAATTTACATTATTTACAATTTACAATTTACATTATTTACAATTTACAATTTACAATTTACAATTTACATTATTTACAATACCATATATGATATATATGGTATTTTAATTACTTAAAATATATATATACATGAGTTATTTAAATGATTATGCTGATATACAAAAAAACATTGATGAATCTAGATTTAGTGAAACTGCCGAGTATTTAGTAAACCATTTTTCTTATGTAAATGATGTAGCAAGAAATCAATCTGAAACCACTATGAATAAACTTTCGGGTGTTTTAACAGGTATATTAACGCGAGATGAATATCAACAAACCATTGTTAAATATGACGCGAGTGAAAATGTGGTTTTATTTAAAAAAGTAGATGATGGACCAAATAGTATTATTTTAGATATTAGTGATAGTCATGCTATTCGAATACCGGTTGGGACAACCGCAGAGAGACCAACCGTTCTTAGAGATGGTTATTTACGCATAAATACAACAACCGGTAGTTTAGAAGTGTTTGTGAATGGACAATGGGGGGAATCTTTAAATGCTCTTACTGCACAATCATTTGTTGAAAATTATGTAGATGTTTATATTGCAGACATTAGTCGCAATTTAAATGATAAGGTAAACACGGATATTAGTAATGTTATTGGCGGCGCAAGTGAATCGCTTGATACATTATTGGAATTAGAAAACTATGTAACTGATTTAAGTGATGGAAGAGTTGCCACATTACTTATCGATTTTATTGATTTATCCGGGAGAGAAAGCCAACACTTTGTGGAATTATCAAATGAAATTATAAGTCTTAGTAGTGAAAGTGTTAGAGATATTTCAGATCTATCATCTATTACATTCCATACTATTTCAACTGAAATAGTTGATTTATCAAGTTATACATCATCCGAACTCTTACTTGAAAAATCCAGACTTAGTGTTGAACTATCTACAGAAATAAAAGATTTAAGTAGTGAAACAATGAAAGATATATCTGACTTATCTGCACTAACATTTAATACACTAAATACAAATATAACTGATCTTTCCAATTATACTTCTTCGGAATTGTCTCATAAAATAAGTGATTTAAGTAGTGAAACTGCGCGGGATATTGTTGATCTATCGAGTTACACATCATCAGAATTGTCTCTTGAAAAGTCTCGTATCGAAAACGAACTTTCTATCGAAATCCGCGACTTAAGCAGTGAAACCGCGCGCGATATCACTGATTTATCGAATTATACCTCTGCGGAATTGTCGCTTGAAAAATCACGACTTAGTATTGAACTATCCACTGAAATCCGTGACTTAAGTAGCGAAACAAGCAGCGACATTACTGATTTATCTAATTACACTTCTGCAGAATTGTCTTTGGAGAAAAATCGCCTCAGTATTGAACTTTCCACTGAAATACGCGATTTAAGCAGCGAAACCAGTAGCGACATCACGGATTTGTCGAATTATACATCTGCAGAATTGTCATTAGAGAAAAACAGACTTAATGTTGAACTATCCACCGAAATACGCGATTTAAGTAGCGAAACCAGTAGCGACATCACGGATTTATCCAACTACACCTCTGCAGAATTATCACTTGAAAAAAGCCGTCTTAGTGTAGAACTATCAACCGAAATACGCGATTTAAGCAGTGAAACTAGTAGCGACATCACGGATTTGTCGAATTATACATCTGCAGAATTGTCATTAGAGAAAAACAGACTTAGTGTTGAACTATCCACCGAAATACGCGATTTAAGTAGCGAGACAGCACGCGACATTACTGATTTGTCTAACTATACATCAGCAGAATTGTCACTAGAGAAAAACAGTCTTAGTGTTGAACTTTCCACTGAAATCCGCGATCTAAGTAGCGAAACCACAAGCGATATTACAGATTTATCTAACTACACATCTGCAGAACTGTCTTTGGAGAAAAATCGTCTCAGCATTGAATTGTCAAACGAAATCAGCGACCTAAGCAGCGAAACAGCACGCGACATTACAGATTTATCCAACTACACCTCTGCAGAACTGTCTTTGGAGAAAAATCGTCTCAGCGTTGAATTGTCCAACGAAATCAGCGACCTAAGTAGCGAAACCGCAAGAGATATTACGGATTTATCTAACTACACATCTGCAGAACTGTCATTGGAGAAAAACAGACTTAGTGTTGAACTATCCAACGAAATCAGAGATTTAAGCAGCGAAACCGCTCGAGATATTACGGATTTGTCTAACTACACATCTGCAGAACTATCACTCGAGAAAAACCGTCTAAGTGTTGAACTTTCCACTGAAATCAGGGATTTAAGCAGTGAAACCACTAGCAACATCACCGATTTGTCTAACTATACATCCGCAGAATTATCCCTTGAAAAAAGCCGTCTTAGTGTAGAACTATCCACCGAAATACGCGATTTAAGTAGTGAAACTAGTAGCGACATCACGGATTTGTCGAATTATACATCTGCAGAATTGTCACTTGAAAAAAGCCGTCTTAGTGTAGAACTATCCACCGAAATCCGCGACTTAAGTAGTGAAACCAGTAGCGACATCACCGATTTATCAAATTACACTTCAGCCGAATTGTCTCTTGAAAAGTCACGCCTCAGCGTTGAACTATCCACCGAAATCAGGGATTTAAGCAGTGAAACCGCGCGCGACATTACTGATTTATCTAACTACACCTCTGCCGAACTGTCGCTCGAGAAAAACCGTCTTAGTGTTGAACTATCCACTGAAATCAGTGATTTAAGTAGCGAAACCGCACGCGACATTACTGACTTATCTAACTACACCTCTGCAGAATTATCACTGGAGAAATCGCGACTCAGTGCCGAAGTTTCAACTAATATAAGCGACTTAAGTGCTTTAACATTTCAAACAATTAATTCAAAAATTACTGATTTATCAAGTTATACTTCAAGTGAATTAAACCGCGAAATTAGCACAGAACGAAGCATAACTGTTAGAGACTTGTCTGATATGAGTGGTGATATTCATCATATTATAGATGATTTAATTGGAAACGCACCTTACTATCTTGATACATTAGAAGAAATAGCATTTACATTGGGGGACATTACAGAACCAAGTGGTGGTAGTTTACAAACCATTATCCAAAAAATTTATAGTGTATCACAAGATATATATGATTTGTCGCAAACAGTTGCGGGTGTTGATTCCGATTATAGAAACTTAAATGGTCGTTTAACAGTAAACACATATTCAGTAACTGAACCAGCAGAAACGGTCGGTTTAAATGTAATAAATGGTGATATATCGTTAAACAAAACGGTATTGATGTATAACAAAGACAACATAATAATTGGGAACACTTCAACTGGAGATACGATTAAGGCAATTTCATCTTATGCTAGTCTACCACAAGGTAATGTTTTAATTGGATCATCTACTGATATATCTAATTCATCTATACAATTTTCAACTGGATTAGGTTATGGTATCGATTTAAGTGGCACTGGTTCAACCGCAATAGGATATTTAGCCAAAACCGATGGCACAAATTCTACTGCAATTGGATATGGTAGCACAGCAATAGGAAATAATGTTATACAATTAGGAAATTCACAGGTAGAATATGTTAATACTAATGGGGTTGTCACTATGAGTTCGGATGCTAGATTGAAAACAAACATTAATACCATTCCTTTTGCTTTAGAAAAGGTGGAAGCGTTAAGAGGCGTTACATATACTAGAACTGATTTGCCGGATAAAGACAAGGTATATATGGGATTGATAGCACAAGAAACAGAAAAAGTGGTGCCCGAGGTGGTAAACAATGGAGGCGAATATAAATCTATTATGTATAATAGTTTAATGGGCTTGTTGGTAGAGGCAGTTAAGGATTTAAATGTAAATCATAAGGTATTGGACGGTCGTCAAACAAATTTAGAAAGAGATATAACTAGTATTAAAAATGTCATACGAGAAAAGTTACGACAATTAAACAAAATAAAAAATTTAGTAGATGTTAGAGATAAAAAGTAAATACTATATCATAACATACTACCCATAAAATAATAGGAAATAATAGTAGGTTAATTTATTTATTAAAAATAAATTAAATAATTAATATATATATTAATGGCTTTTACACGATATAATTATGATGAATGCAGAACAAAAAAACTATTACAAGAATCAACTGATCCAGGAAGATATGTATTAGATACGCCTGGATGGGGAGACCGACCTACTTTATTTAATGATCCACAAATAAGACATATGGGATGGAGTGCAAATCTTCAAACCGTTTCAAATGGTCATCCAATTGATATAGAAAGCGACTTGAAAAATGTAGACAAAAAATTACAGAGATATGGACGGCATTATAAGGTGGCAAAACCACTTAAAACAAATCCAGTAAAGGTTTCTACACACGCAAAAGAAATAACGGGTCAATCTAGAGCAACGCATCCTGGATTTTTATATAGAGATCTTCAACAAGATCATACTATACCTCTTCACTTAAATCCACAAGAAAATGTATGCTTGACCTTTCAAAACAATTTAAACACGCGAATATTAGAAAAGGACAGTCATGTTCCCATTATACCATGCACAGATTTAATACAATAAACATATTTACTTAGTTTATAATTTATTTATAATCATAATAAATTATAATAAATAAACTATAAAGAAAATATTATAATTTATATATAGTATAATGGCAGAAATCGCAATACCGATGGCCGCTTTAGGTATAATGTATATTTTATCAAATGATAAGAAAAAAGAAGAAGGATTTAGTGGTATTACATCTTCAAATGTAAACAACGATGGTTTAGTAAATACCAAAGTCTCACCGGAAAATTATCCTGTTGAAAATAAAGAAGGGAGAGATGATAGATATACCAATCAAATTTATTCCGGTTTAAACAAAAATACAAATAAGCTGGAAATGACTGCAGAAGTGAAAAGTGAAACCGAAAATTACAATAATAAATACACTTCTTTGACGGGAGAAGTAAAAGAAGCTTTTGAATTTAAGCACAATAATATGAAACCATTTTTCGGTTCATCAGTTACGCAATCAACTGATTCGGGTTCAAGGGATGGACTTTTAGACTTGTATACTGGGTCTGGTAGTCAACAAGTAGAAAAAAAAGCAGAAGCTCCTTTTTTCAAACCGCAAAAAGATATGCAGTGGATAAATGGCATGCCGTCTACATCGGACTTTATGCAGGAGCGAATGCGCGGCAATGTCACTTCCAAAATGAACAATGCCAAACCATGGCAAGAAATCCAAGTTGGACCAGGGTTAAACAAAGGTTTTACAAGTGAAGGAGATGGTGGATTTAATTCGGGTATGCAAGAACGAGATACTTGGAAACCAAAAACGGTGGATGAACTTCGGGTAGATAGTAATCCTAAAAAATCATTTAAAGGACAAATGTTAGGAAAACATGTTGGTCGCAGAGGACCTCGCGGTTCTTTAGGAAAAATGGAACAACATAAACCTGACACTTTTTTCATTAATAACCCCGATAGGTATTTTACAACAACCGGAGCAGAAAAAAAGCCAACCGCACCAACCACACATGTATTTCGCCCTGAAAATCGTTCGTCTACTACACGCGAATATTTTGGAGGTGGTGATACGGCAAACGCAAGCGGTATTTATCAAAGTGGGGAGTACCAAGACTCTACTAAACAACAATTAGAAAGTTTAAATGTAGGAACCGCTGTAAGAGCTGATGGTTGGACTGAAAAACAAGGTAATTATGGTAAATCTGGATACAAATCTCTCCCAAATTCAAGAACTTTAACTGGTGAAACTAAAACAATGGGCATCGTTGGACGAGGATTATACGCAATGGTTACTCCAATTTTAGACGCAATTAAACCCACATTAAAGGAAAATGTAGTCCATAACATTAGAACGCTTGGAAACACATCTGGAGGTAAAAATGGTGTATCTAACTCCAGAGTATGGAATCCATCTGATATTGCACGAACTACAATTCGAGAACAAACTGAAAATACCGAATACACCAAGCATGGGGGAACTGCGTTTGATGCGGCTTACTCGAATACCGAGCATCAATCAGTGGGACAAAATCGCGACACAACGACGTGTTCTTACATTGGAAATAGTAGTGTGGGCGACTCACAACATAAAGGACAAGTATATAATACTGCTTACAATGCTTCATTAAATCCTAATAAACAAGTTATATCAAAGGTAGATAGATTTCAAGCGGGAAATCAACCTATTTTTGACGGCAATCAAAATGTAAGTAATTTACGAAACAGAAGCACAGTTCCATCTCAAATCACTCCTAATATGCCCAAAAGCACAAGTAGTGTTGAAACATATGGAGCACTAAGTGGTAAAAACACACGGGAGAGAAATCAAACCGGACGATATGACCCTAATTTATTACAAGCATTCAACGATAATCCTTATTCACAATCATTAAGTAGTGTCGCGTAAATAATCCAACAACACAATCTAACAACATAATGTATTATCAATATAAATATAATACACTATGTATAATTATTAATGAACGATTTATTTTTTAAAAATGATACAATTAATTATAATTTTAATAATAATACAACAGACATTTATACATTTCATAAATCAATCATCGATAAACTTAATTACTTTATAGATAATAAAAAAATACCACATATAGTATTCCACGGCCCATATGGAGTTGGTAAACGAACTATTTTAAACCATTTTATTGAAAAAATATATGATAATAATCAAAAGTTTATTAAAGAATATGTTATGTATGTTGATTGTGCACATGGAAAAGGCATTCGTTTTTTTAGAGACCAATTGAAATTTTTCGCAAAAACCAATATTCAACATAAAAACAATATAATGTTTAAGTCTATCATATTATTTAATGCTGACAAATTAACGATGGACGCCCAATCGGCGTTACGGCGTTGTATTGAAAAATACAGTAACAATACGCGTTTTTTCATTATTGCTGAAAATAAAAAACTGCTTCTTAATCCTATATTGTCTCGTTTTTGCTGTATTTATATTCCTATGCCAGAAGCAAACAACGAGTATGTAAATTTTTACAATATGTTATTTGATAATTATAATAATACGGAGTCCTATAAAAAACTTACAAAAATTAAAAATATTATAAAAGGCAAACAGAGTTGTGATACACTTATTAATTGTATGAATACATCTAAAACACTGTATAACAAAGGATATAGTTGTTTAGATGTAATGGAATACATATCGAAATCATCTGGAAATCAGTTAATATTGTTATATTTTGATAAAATCAGAAAACAAATAAGAAACGAAGAATTGTTGATATTTTATGTTTTGTATTTTGTATTTATGCGGAAAAATATGGATTTAGAAAATATTTTATAATTTTAAAATGGACGACTACAATATTAATGTATTGTCAGAAGCTAAGAACGAATACTCTTGTCGTTTATTAAGTATATTAACACCGGTTGTTATTGATGGTGTGAAATCAATATTTAATGATGCAGAACGATTGTGTATTGAAAACGATGAAGTCGATAAATATCTAATGACTTTTCAAAATTTTCTATCTCGTGTTCCAAAATGGAATGAATCGCTAATTGAAGAAGAATGTTCTAGAATTATTAGTTCAACTGGTTGTAATTATTTAGAAGATTTAATAACATGTGTTCATATCGCACAATTAAAGGTATTAACAAGTGTTCGCGTGTCGCAAAAACAAAAAAAGATTGATTTGGATATTCCCAAAATATCATTATTTGTGCATCAAGTATACAGCACATTTGCTAGAAAATTGTATAAAAATGTGTATTTGTTTGAAAAAATAATTACGCCGCTTCAATATCAAAAAAATATGCGTGAGTGTGAAATTTTGTGTAAAGAAAGTATTTTAGAAGTAATTCGAAGCAGTATTCCAGTTGAAAAAATATTGCGCTCTTATATTGACGAAACTGTCGATGAAGAAGTGGTTCATGAAATAAGTGAAAAAGAAATAGAAAAAGAGGTAGAAGAACCGATTGAAAAAACGGATGAAACTAATAAAACGGAAGCGTCAGATGCCGATGACTTTAGTAAAACTCCTATATTAAAATTAGAGAAAAACGAGTTGTTGAACACAGAAGGTAGTCTATCAGATACATCAGCATCCACAAACAATGATGTTACAAACACGATGACCCGGTCTGATACAGAACCATCCGAAACCAAATCGGTGCTAACCTTTAATGATATGGATAGTGTATTGGATATGGGAACAAATCAAGAAGAAGAAGTGGAAGCACCAAAAACAATTGATCGTTTAGAACAAATAAGCGAATCTAATATGCAACGAAGAAAAGAAGAAGAAGAAGAAGATGAAGACAATTTAGAAATATTTGACGATAGCAATATTAAATTAGATATTGATGATGTCGGTGAGTTGTCTAACTCCATCAAATTAGATACTCCAATATTGCTTGATGATATTGAAGAGTTAAATTAATTAATAATGCATAAATGCGTAAAATAATACATAAAAACATAACTGAAAAATATAAAATGGCACAATCTGTGTTTATAACTGCGGGAATGATTTCCTTTGTGTATCTTATCATAAAATATTTAGAAACAAAATTTATATTGAAAGAAGCAAAGCCTATGAAAATATTGTTTCGTGATACACTTATAGTGTATCTATCAGTTGTATCTGGAAGCTTAGTTGTTGATCAGTTTTCAGGTGATTCCGTTTCTACATTCAAGCCACCAGAAATTTTTACAAATGAGCCTAATTTTTAATTACTTATCAATAGGCATATATTGACATACAGATAGTCAAATATTATTAAAAATAATTAATAATATTTGTATTTTACAATTGCGTTCATATATTAGTTTACACTTATACATACGACGGTATTTCATCAATATTTATTAAATTTATCATTTGCTTTTTCTTAATACTTTTTCTACTTATCTTAAAACAATTAAATAGTTCATTATTTAGTTCATTATGTGGTTCGCAATGATGAACCGTTCTAGCAATCATTTTATATAATTTAAATTCGGGATACCTTTCTTCACCATTTTTCTTGTATAAAATATTGCGGTTTTTGTCATCACGTGTCCATTTTACTATTAATTGAACAATTTCATTATCATATTCATCTTCATCTCTATAATCGTCTATAAAATAGTCATATAAGGAACATCCCAATCGACATAAATCAAAACTTTTGTTAGGTAATATTTCGGGCTTATTGTTATTTTTATATGGTTCAAAATTATACTGTCCACCCGCATCCTCTTTTTGACTATAACTATCACAACACAATTGTTTACCCTTAAATTTATAAATAGAACGACCGAAATCTATTATCTTAAAAATCTTACCGAAAGTAGGGATTTTGTAATATTTATTATCATATTTAACATAAAGATGTTTTCGCTCGGTTTCAATATACATAATATTATTTGTATGCAAATCGTTGTGCGTAAAATCAAAACAGTTTTGATATGTTATCAAAATAAATAGCACTTGTATTAAACACGATTTCCATTCCATTACGCTCATTTCATTATTTTCCATATAACTATCCAAAGTTTCATGCATATGTTCCATCGATATTATTTGCACCGGAAAATTATATATAACACAATTCACATTTTCATCGGCTGAACTAGAATACTCGGACATTTCACTATTTGAACAACTAACCAGAGAACCATTACTACTTGACCCCGGATCAGAACCAGTATAATCACCGTCAGAAGTATGGCGTCCTTCACTTTCTTCACCTTCTTCACTTTCTTCGCTTTCTTCTCCCTCCTCATCTTCCCCCTCTTCATCACTGTCACTGTCGCTTTCACTTAAACTATTCGAACCCGTAGTTACCGAATCAACATTGCTTGATAAATCACTATCACCCCTTATCTTATTTTTAACCTTTTCATATACAAGAGTGTTATCCAAATTAATTTCGTTAAGTTTATTTAATTTATCCACATTTTCCGAAGTTAATTTAAAAACATCATCAAAGTCATCATCATTAAAATCATCTAATACCAATTCTTGACTACTATCTTCCATTTTAATTTTTTCACGGTATTTTCTAGTGTCATCATCTAAAATAGAAGTGTCGAAATTATCTAGTTTAAAAGCCTGATCTTTTGTTTTATGGAAATGCTCGGATTGATACAGATAATCCAAATCATCATATACATTTAAATGAAACTCTTTTTGAACACAGACAAATGAACCATAAAAATCATTCCCAAATACAAAACGATGGTTATTTAATAAACTACTACTTAAATATGAAAAAAATCCATCTACATATGATGTATTGTTTTTATCATGTATTTTTTTTAAATGCATGTCTCCTCGTGAGATTAAACTATCGATCGACGGTGTTAATTTAGAATCACTTGTTAGGGTTTTATACTTTCCAGTTAATAATTTTAAAGGATTAAGTATGGGTGAAAACTTAAAAAAAGACTTTTTATGAAAAACATCCTTACTTTCATTTTCAACATCAATAGAAAAATGATTTAAATCATATGTTTCATTTATTTTTTTAATAGAAAATTTACTATTTAAGTTAATTGAATTGTAGTTATTGCTATTTAATTCAAAAAAAGTAGAGTAAATTGGAATATAGTTTTGTATTTCAGCACACCCGGCGTCTTTCAATTGACTAAACAATTCACTATTATCATTTTTCTTATAATATAAAGAAAACATACGATTTAATGATAATTAAATTTTTATATTTAAACTAATAATTTAGTAATACATTTATTTTACCTTAAATCGACAATAAATATGCGATAAATCGACGATAAATCTACAATTCGTTTTACTTTATTAAATTTTATGGAGGAGGTTTATATATGAATTTAGAGTTAAAAAAGTTTAATATGAAGAACATCAAATTTAATTTAGATGATTCCAATGGTCCTGTTATTGTTTTAATTGGTAGGCGTGATACTGGAAAAAGTTTTTTAGTAAGAGATATGTTGTATCATCATCAAGATATCCCAATCGGAACCGTTATATCAGGAACAGAAGCCGGCAATGGATTTTATGGTAAATTAGTTCCTAAACTGTTTATTCATGATGAATACAATACAGCAATCATCGAAAACATTTTAAAGCGGCAGAAAATAGTGATAAAACAAATAAAAAAAGAAAAACAAGCATACGGCAGATCAAGCATCGATCCAAGAGCGTTTGTTATATTGGATGACTGTTTATATGATAATACATGGTCTCGTGATAAATTAATGCGACTGCTATTTATGAATGGTAGGCATTGGAAAATCATGCTTGTTATTACTATGCAGTATCCATTAGGTGTTCCTCCTAATCTTAGAACAAATATAGACTATACATTTATATTGCGCGAACCCTATATCAATAATCGTAAACGAATATATGAAAATTTTGCAGGGATGTTTGCTACATTTGAAAGTTTTTGCCAAGTAATGGATCAATGCACCGAAAATTATGAATGTTTAGTAATATCAAACAATTCAAAATCAAACCGATTAGAAGACCAAATATTTTGGTATAAAGCAACATCACACAATGACTTTAAATTAGGGGCAAAAGAATTTTGGGAAATGTCAAAAGGATTGGGTTCGGATGATGAAGAAGAACAATATGATGCCAATGCAGCAAGAAAAAAGAAAGGACCCCTTATCAATGTAAAAAAAAATAAATGGTAATCGATTACTACCAAATATTAACTATTAATTATAAAAAATATACGATTTTTTATAATTTTATTGTAATGTAGTGTTTTCTGTTTTTAGTTGTTTTGTTGTTTATTTTATTATTTCATTTAATCCTTCTTTTTCCTAACAATATTGTCTCCTTCAAACAATGTCTTTTTAATGTTTTCAGAACTGGTATCTTCCAACTCTTTCAAGTCATTTTCAATTGTGTTATTTACACCCACCAAATTTCCTTCTTTATCCAATCGCTGTGTCAATTTATTACCACTTTCTCTAGCCAATTTCACATTTTCTTCAATTGCCTTTCGTTTGGTATCTTGAATACGCTTTTCAAACTCACGCTTGGCCTTTGCTTCATTTAGATTCTTCTCATGCATCAATTGATTTAATTCATCTTCCAAATATTCCACGCGAGCCGTTTTATACGCTTCAGGTTCCCAAGGCATCCATACACCCACTGGTCCAACATATACATTATGGTTTGGATCTACTTCTCGCAACAACTTACATCGCAATTCCGCTTCTTCTTGTGTAGAATAAGAACCACGAACCTTTAATCCTCTAACACTTGTTTGAAAGTTATTTTGCTTATTAAACTCATCATCCAATTCATTTTCATGATTATCCAAAAATGTTTTATATGAATCATAAATATCGGTCGTTTTTAAATCATCTTTTTCACTTTTAACAAACTCCTGCATATCACTCATCAATGTTTCAAAGTTTAAGTTGTATTTATATGACAAAAAGTTTAAAAATTGTGAAAATTTCTCCATCGATTTAGAAAAATCATAATCTTTTAGAAACGATTCAAACATAAACAATTCACGGCGTTTCAAAGTATTTTCAGGACTAACAAAAGACACACACACAAATTTCTGACCTGAAATTGCCTTATCTTCTTCCAGTAAATCAACATAGTGAGGATTTACCTTACCGTCTGCTGTTTTTTGATGTTGGTATTCTCTTTCAACCATATTATAATATAGTATATTTCATTATTGTTTAAGTTTTTTTTTGTTTATTTATTATATAATATGTTTGATAAAATAGCAGAAGTTTTTGATTTAGGAGAACTATTGCGTCGCGTTGTTAAATATTTAGTAGAAGGTTTGATGGTTGCCATTGCTGCCTATGCTATTCCAAAGCGTTCGTTGAACTTAGATGAAGTATTGCTTATCTCTTTGACCGCCGCCGCTACTTTCTCGGTATTAGATACATATGTCCCTGCTATGGGTGTATCTGCACGATCAGGTGCTGGATTCGGTATCGGTGCTAACTTAGTTGGTTTCCCACGAATGGGTATGTAAATAATTACATAATATAACACAACACATCACACCACAACACAACACAACCATACACAACAAAAAAAATCATACATAATTTCGTATTTTAATTATAATTTAAATATTATAATTAAATAGTTGAAATAAACTCCCAATTTAATTCTTTACATATTTTTTTCCATATTTCATCTTGTTCTATTCTTTTTACTGGATCTTTTAACATCGGAAAATAAGGCAAAAATGAATGTTCATCCAATAATTCACACATCTTATACAACACATAATAATAATTTAAAAAATTAACCCTACTATCAGGACAATGTTTACTATATGGTTTTTGTATTTCCATAAATAAATTACATAATGTATCTTCTAGTTCGGGTCTCATTACCGGCGGTTTTATACCCAATTTATCTTTTATAAAAGGTATATGCTCATAATATTTATTATACCCCAATTTTTTCAATATATCTTTTGCTTTTTTATTATCCATATTTTTAATTTCCAATCGCTCTTTTTTAATTTGCTTTTTAATGTTTTCAATAACTTCTTCTGGTATTTGAGTGGTTTCCTTTGCTTGAAACTGTGCCAATATTTCTCTAAAATGATTAATTCTTTTATAAGCATAAAAGCATACTTCTTTTGGTGGTTCTTTATAAGAAGGTTTTTCATGCTCTACTAAAAACTTATCTTGAAAACTACATTTTTTACATATTAATATTCCATCTGATTCTACCTGAACTAATTCCCCCGAACATTTAGGACATATTTCATAATTGATTTTATAATTTTCCATATCAACATGTTTATTATCAATATTATTAAAGTATTGCTGCACGATAGTATTACTATTGTTTTTAACATCAGTGGTTTCACTTGTTTTACTAAAAAAAGAATGCAATATTTTCTTTTTATTTGTTTTGCCATCGCTTAAATTTTTCTTTTTTTCAAAATACTCAAATATCAAATTTGAATTGTTTAGTAGATACGATTTTTTCTTTTTCTTTAGCTCCTTGATTTTTAATTTTATATCTTTAATCGTATCTTTTATTTCCAATACATCTTCTATTTTCATATTATCCGATGACCTTAATTTCTTTTTAAGTGTAGACATTTGTTTTTTAAGATTTGGCAATTCTTCTTCTGTTATTTTAGTAAACTCTTTCATTTTTTCATCATGCTTGTTATCTAGTGTTGTTATTGAGTGTTTATTAACTACTAATTTTTTCTTGTTTTTTGGTTTAAAATTAGGCATCAATAATATATATTATTTTGCTGTATTTAATTAAAAATTTCCACTATTGTTTAGGAAATCATTATTTTTTTGCCCATATATTCGTAAATTCATAATTTATTAAAACATTTTTCATTATATAATGGATAATCTAAACAATATGGTAATTAATAAAGAAGAAATAAGTAACATTGATTTGATAAAATTGCAGAAAATGACATTATTATACAATGCTTTAGAAAAAGGTTGGTCCATAAAAAAATCCGGAAATTGCTATGTATTTAAAAAAAAGCACAATAATGAAAAAGAAGTTTATTTAGAATCGTATTTAAAACGCTTTATGGTTGAAAATTTAGACATTAATCAAATACTTACTAATTAATTTTATCGTAAAATACGATAAATTTAGTTTAATTGTGTAAAAATACAAAATTTTTTTCTTTACCTATATTATAATATGGGTGGTGGACTCATGCAACTAGTAGCTTATGGCGCACAAGATGTGTATTTAACTGGTAATCCCCAGATCACTTTCTGGAAGGTTACTTACCGTCGTCACACTAACTTCGCGATGGAATCTATTGAACAAACCTTCAATGGTCAAGCCGACTTCGGTCGCCGTGTCCAGTGCACTGTTTCCCGTAACGGTGACTTGGCATACCGCACTTACCTTCAAGTGACTCTTCCCCAAATCAGTACTTCGGACTCTCCCCACGCACGTTGGTTGGATTGCCCCGGTGAACAAATGGTTTCCATGGTTGAAGTCGAAATTGGTGGTCAACGCATTGACCGTCAATATGGTGACTGGATGCACATCTGGAACCAATTGACCCTTACTTCTGAACAAGAAGATGGTTACAACAAGATGGTTGGTAATACCACCCAACTTACTTATTTGACCGACCCTGACTTCGCTGAAGTTGCAACTGCTTGCTCTTCCGTTTCGGTCCCTGAAGCTGTCTGCGCCCCACGCAAGGCTCTTCCCGAAACGACCTTGTATGTTCCTTTGCAATTCTGGTACTGCCGCAATCCTGGTCTTGCCCTTCCTTTGATCGCCCTTCAATACCACGAAGTCAAGATCAACATCGAACTTCGCCCATTGGACGAATGCTTGTTCGCTGTCAGTGCCGTTGATAGTGCCGGAAGTGCCAACTTGAAGTCGACTACTGCCTACAGCAAGTCTCTTGTTGCCGCATCTTTGTATGTTGACTACATCTTCTTGGATACGGATGAACGCCGACGCATGGCCCAAAATCCCCATGAATATTTGATCGAACAACTTCAATTCACTGGTGATGAATCCATCGGATCCTCCAGTAACAAGGTTAAGCTTAACTTCAACCACCCATGCAAGGAACTTGTCTGGGTTGTCCAACCTGATGTTAATGTCAGCTACTGCGACTCTTTCGTCGCCGGAAAGCACTTGCACTCTGCTTTGGGTGCTCAGCCATTTAACTACACGGATGCTTTGGATGCTCTTCCTCACTCAATCCGTGCCTTCTCCAGTGATGCTCAAGTCCAAAATGTTATCGGTTCCAACGGTATGTTCGCCGATGCCGGTGCTCTTGATGTAAGTGGTGATGGCCAAACCGGTATCGAAGCCGATGTTTCGGGTGCCTTGAGTGCTGCCGCCAACGCCGCCTCTGGTGTTTCGGATGCTGGTGCATTCGTTCTTGCCGAAACGGCCCTTAAGATGCACTGCTGGGGTGAAAATCCAGTTGTCACTGCCAAGTTGCAACTTAACGGACAAGACCGATTCAGTGAACGCGAAGGTTCTTACTTCGATGTTGTTCAACCATTCCAACATCACACTCGTTCCCCAGATGCCGGTATCAATGTTTACTCATTCGCCCTTCGCCCAGAAGAGCACCAGCCATCTGGAACCTGTAACTTCAGTCGCATCGACAATGCAACCCTTCAATTGGTTGTTTCTGCCGCTGCCATTGGAAACACCGCCACCGCTAAGGTGCGCGTCTATGCCACTAACTACAACGTCTTGCGCGTCATGAGTGGTATGGGTGGTCTTGCATACTCCAACTAAGTTTCTTAGTGGAATGCTATCATAACTTCATAATCTATAATTACTGATTTTTAAATAATAAAATTAATCACAATTTTATTATTATCATTATAACTATTATTATAACTATTATTATAACTATTATTATATCCCTTAATTCATCCAAATTATTACAATGTATTTTTATTTAAATATAATACGCCGATGTATATTAACATACATGGGACAAGCACAAAGTAAACAATATAATTTTGAAGATGTCCAACAAATCATTAAAAATAACAACAAAAATACTGTTATAGTAAATGTCTTACCAGACTACGAACAAAACTGTTTAATTAAAAATACTTTAAATATCAAACATGAAATAAACACCATAAATGAACTATTAAAAACAAACAAATCAATCAATGTTATAGTATATGGGCGAAATCATAGTGATATAAATGTAGATAAAAAGCATAAACAACTTGTATCTCTGGGATTCTACAATGTGTTTGTTTATAGAGGAGGTTTGTTTGAATGGTTAACTCTTCAGGATATATATGGGAGAGATGAGTTCCCCACCACTAGTGATGAACTCGATATTTTAAAATTTAAACCCCCTAGTTATTTAAATAATAATTTACTTACAAACGGTATTGACTGAGTGCTGACTTAGTATACGGTTACTCGCAAATATTTAACCAACTATATTTAATTATTTGATCAGCAAACTATTATAAAATTGATTTATAATAATTTGTATGAAACATACATAACACATACCTACCTTCTTACACCATCTACATAAACAAACAAACAAACTTAAACTTATCACAGGTTAATATCATTATGAATCTTACTCAACAAAAACTCACAAAAAGCGAATGGGATTTTCTTGAACTTCCTGTGCATAAAAAGGAACTATACATACTTAAGTTTATACACAACTCACATAACAACATAAATGCTTCCGAAAATCCAAATAATTCACTAATTGGCTACCTAAAAATCAATGTGGAAGACTATGAAGACTTTCACAAATACTTTTATAACAAATTTTACGAAGAACCAATCCACCAAATTATAAAACAACATAAGTTAAAATACAAACTGCGTATCAACATAAAAAAACTAAGCATAAAAAAAGCAAATAAAATCAGAATACGAAATATAAATACAAGTGAGCTATTAAAAAACAAAAATATATTTGAAAACCTTTTGATGGAGCAAGTTGTGATGTATTTCAAGCAATCAAGCAGCTCCAAAAAATGCTACTATTATTATGCATTACTACAACTCTCTAAAAAAAATATAAAACACATAAACTACTTACTATTGAAATTTGTTAATTATGTATTGGACACTTTTAAAGAAAGCATTGAAATAACCAACCTTATTAAATATTCACATCAATACATCGAAGAAAACAAGTTGTTGTCGCAATATAATGATGTGTGCTTGTTTAATCATCAACGCAAAATGATTAGTTTAATCAAAGACAATCAAGATCCAAAATTAATATTGTATCAAGCACCTACTGGAACCGGAAAAACAATGACACCACTGGGATTAGTCAATGATAAAAAAATAATATTTACTTGTGCGGCGAAGCATGTGGGTCTTCAATTGGCAAAATCATGTATTGCTCTTCATATCCCTATTGCCATTGCGTTTGGTTGCGAAACACCGGATGATATTCGTCTGCATTATTACGCAGTAACTGATTTCGTGAAAAATAGGAAATCGGGCGGTATATTTAGAGTAGATAATAGCAATGGTGCGAAAGTTAAAATCATCATAACCGATATTCAGTCTTACTTGCCTTCGATGAATTATATGATGGCATTTAATAAACCAGAAGACTTGTTATGGTATTGGGATGAACCCACCATTACACTTGATTACAAAGAACACTTGTTTCATAACATAATGAAGAAAAACTGGGACAATAATAAAATACCGAGCGTGGTTTTATCTTCGGCCACATTACCGTCTTGTGATGAGATATATCCAATGGTTTCCACATTTAAAAGCAAATTTAAAGGTGAACAGTTTAATATAGTTAGTTATGATTGTAACAAAACCATTCAATTATTAAACACAAAAGGCAATGTAGTAGTGCTACACGATGAATTCGACGATTATCATGCGTTTAAAAAAAGTGTTAAATTTGTAGAAAAAAACAAAACACTACTACGATATATCGATGTAAAACAAGCGTCTGAATTTATTGTGTATGTGCTAAAACACGCGGAAAATATCAAATCACGCTATAAACCAAACGAGTATTTTGAAAATATCTCAGATATTACAATCCATTCTATTAAGTTGTATTACTTAAAGTTATGCAAACATATCACTGAAAATGATTTTAAACAATACAAAAAAGGAAGGGTAACGACGAGTAGCAAGTCAATCATTAAAATTACAACAAGTGATGCGAAAACACTAACTGATGGACCTACTATATTTATGACAAATGATGTTGAAAAGATAGGATTGTTTTACTTAAAAGCATCAAACATACCGGAAACCGTGTTGGCAGACTTGCTTAATATTATTGACACAAACGAAGAATATAGAGAAGCGTTAAATGCGATTATTAAAGAAGAAAAAGAGCGAACCGATAAAATAAGCGATAAAGTGTTGGATAGTGCTAGGTCAAATGATAAAGAAGTAAAAATACAAAATGAGTATAATAAAAAAGTCGGCGAATTCATGAAGAAAATGAAGAAAATAGAATTAAGTCCGGAATATATACCAAATAGGGAAGAACATTACAAAAAATGGAACCCCGATGCTGAACAACCTAGTAATTTATTTACTAGTAACATAGACGAAAAAATAGTGGAAGATATTGTATCGTTAGATGTAAATAAAGAATGGAAATTGCTGTTGTTAATGGGTATTGGTGTGTTTAGCAGTAAAGCAGATGTAAAATACATTGATATTATGAAAAAGTTGGCAGAAGCACAGCAATTGTATGTCATTATTGCTTCATCGGATTACATTTATGGAACAAACTACCAGTTTTGTCATGGATATTTATCAAAAGATCTGCAGAATATGACGCAAGAAAAGTTGATACAAGCATTGGGAAGAGTGGGGAGAAAAAATATACAAAAGTCATATAGTATTCGGCTCCGAGACGATAAGATTGTAGAAAAATTGTTTACAGAAGAAAAGGATAAAATAGAAGTAAAAAATATGAATCGCCTGTTTGCTTAGGTAAACAAACCAAACAATAGCCTGACTACATAATATTACATAATATTACATAATATTACATAATACGATTAGTAAAAAATAATAAAATATATTTTTTATTATTTTTGCTTTATTTTGTGCCATGTTGCTTTGCGTATGCTTCTTCTTTACACACATCTTTGTATACATTATATAAACGCGAGCATTCTTTCATGTCAAACGTTACATTTTCAGCACCGGATTCACACAATATCCAATCCAAAAGAGCGCGTCCTTTTCTGCTGAGATTATTCATACCGTTATTGGCCTGTCTATCAATATTGTTATTATCTACAGTTGGCATTTACTTTAACTATCATATAATATTTAAGTTAGTTATTATATAATATTTACAATCCTCCTCGAAGTCGCAATACCAAATGAAGGGTTGCTTCTTTTTGAATGTTATAATCGGTAAGTGTTCTACCATCTTCCAACTGCTTTCCAGCAAAAATTAAGCGTTGTTGGTCGGGTGGAATGCCTTCTTTATCTTGTATCTTTTGCTTTACATTTTCAATTGTATCACTTGGTTCTACATCCAATGTAATCGTTTTGCCAGTTAAAGTTTTTACGAAAATTTGCATCTTATAATTATTATCATTTAATTGTTTTTAAATTAGTTTGATAATACTTGTAATAACTCCAAGTATAGTCTAATATAATGTAATATAATCTAATATAATCTATTCTAATCTAATCTAATCTAATCTAATCTATTCTAATCAAAAGATACTATAATCTCCACATTTTCCTTTTTAATACTTTTAGTCGCCGAAACTGATAATTCCTCCCTTGTTTTTCGCGTGGTTTTATCTACCTTTCCCTTTACATTTTTAGAAGTGCTGTTTCGCTTATTCATATCCGCCGTAATTTCACTTACATTTTTCTCAATATACTCTAATATCTTATTTTCCAATATCCATCTAAAAAAATTTAATTGACCAATAGTAGTTTGAATATGTGTGCCATCATTGTATGGAATTGTGATACGATCCCAACGACAAAACGGATCAAAACGCTTTTTTGAATACGCACGCAACTTTAATTTGTATTCCAAATATACTTTAAATCTTCTCTCCCCACCCGATTCATGTTTAAATTTGTAAACCGTAAAATGTTTTTTACTATAATTAGTAGCAAACCAATCAATCAATCTTAAAGATATACTTGATTCACCATTAATAATAGGCAAGATCTTCTCAAGATTACCGTCTCTATTATAGAAACTAAGCAAATTATTTAATAACAAACTATTTTGTGTAATATAGCCGGACATATATAAGTTATTTAGTAATTCATATTTAAATTATTATTTTGCCTTATATATTTTTCTTGGTTCATCAAGTCATTAATATAATTATTTTGGGAGAGAAAAGGATTGCCATTACTTTGCACAACTAAATCCCGCTGATTTATTCGATTCGCAATTGTATCCCTATTGTTATTACCATATTTACTACTATTTGTAGTATTTGATGTGAAACCCCTTTCAACATTTAACTGAAATGTTTGAACTTTCTCTCCCAATTCATGACTATTTTCTTGACTGGATGAGGGATTTATATCGGTATCGTTTGTTTCCGCCCGACGCTTCATAGATTTTTGAAGTTTTTCACCCGGTTTTGTAAATTTATGATACATCATATTATAATTATATATATGTATAACCATAATATTTATTAATTAATCAAGCTTATTTGTTTTTGTTTGTTTGTGCTGTGCGGCGCATCACTCTTTTTTGATTATTTTCATTTGTTTCGCAAACCTGAAATCTTCTGAATTTTTGGTCCCCCTTTTAATATTACATTTATAGCAACAAATCTCTACATTATCGGTTGTATGTCCTATACTATTATCAATTCTTTCTAATGTCCACTGCAAAGGCTCACGAACATCATTAAACAATATCTTGCACAACTTTTTACAATAAAAACACCGATGCTTTGAAATTATCATTTTTTCAATTAAATCATTTAAACTAATAAATCCATCGTTATCATACTTTTTCTTTTTAATATCTTGCTGTTTATAACCAGATAATTTACGCTTCAACTCCCCTATATACAACTCTTTATACTGAAACTCACATTCGCCATATATTTTTTTAATACTATCTATTTGTGTTTTTATATCAAATACACGGCTATCAGAAATATCTTTCATATTAGCTCGTTTTTTTTCTTTTACACCCTGTATTGCTTCTATGTTTGATTTCCCCGTTATTATTAATTTTTTCATATGTATTATAATATATATTAAAACAACAATTTAAACAAATAACTTGTAATTATTAGTTAATTAATTATAAAAAAGGGTATAAACTCTATTAATTATATTATAGTATATGAAGAATAATGATGAATGTGTAGAACTTAAAAACATAAAGTATAAAACAATGTTAATGAATAACATTCAATCATCAAAAGAACCACAAGTAACAAATATAGAATCATTTTTAGAAAAGGAAAAAACAATAAGTAAAAACCAACATTGGAGTAAATTAAGTAAACTAACAAAGAAAAACAAACTAGTCAAGTATTCGGAAGATTACTCACAGAAAAACAACTATACAGAAGAAGAAAAAAACAATTTAATAAGTTTTTTATTAAAAGCATTGGATAGAAAGAAACTGCAACGAGTGAAAGATGTTATATATGATATTGAAACACAACTAATTGTAAATATACCAGCATTAATCATTAATAAGCAAACAAAAAAATATACCATAAAAAGTTTAGATAAAAAGGTGTCCACTTTAAAATCACTGGCTCCTAGAAAAATAAAAAATAAAGATAAAAAGCTGAAAGACAAAAAGCTGAAAGACAAGAAACCGAAAGATAAGAAGCCCAATGACAAGAAGCCCAAGGATAAAAAAACGAAACCAACTGAAGATGAGTAAGCATACCATATACGCAAACCACAATCTTATTAATACACCTGTGTATATTAATAAAATTGATATAAAGTAAATATAATGATATTATATAGACAACAGTTAAATGACACATATGGACGATCTGCCTGAATTAAAAGATGAATATGATTCATTTCAATTAAGCGACGATTTTACAGACACATCCTATCACGAAGATTTCTTGGAAACAATAGACATATTTATTGATGAATTTGTTAATCATAATGTAATGGACTATATTTATCATGATTTTGAAGATAGGGTTAAAGATGCGGTATATACACAAATATCTGAATTATACAGTGAACAAATCAATTATTTGGACATTACTTTAGATGATACTATAAATGAATGTGTCTATTTGTATTTCATGAAACACTGTTGTCCGCGTTCGTATGAAGAATCTGTTGTTTTATCTCATCCAATCGACAATATTATCGCCAAACAACTAACTAAAATTAAAAATAAATATCAACCCGAACAAAGAACCGCAGATTGGTACACATTTCGATGGGACGGGTTAACCGCCAGTAATTTGTGGAAAATATTTGATACACAATCCAGTATTAATAGTTTAATATATAGTAAATGTGTTCCTATTGATGTGAAAAAATACCAAACCGTTAATATAGATTCACCATTTCATAACGGTCATAAATACGAGCCATTATCGCTAATGATTTATGAAGAAATGTATGATACGGAGGTAAGTGAATATGGATGTATTAGCCACGATAGATATGACTTCTTAAAAGCATCCCCAGATGGCATCAATACAAAAAAAGGAAACCCGCGATATGGGAGATTGGTTGAAGTTAAAAATCCTGTCAGTAGAAAATTAACTGGAATACCAAAAAAAGACTACTGGGTTCAAATGCAGCATCAAATGGAGGTGTGCGATCTTAATGAGTGTGATTTCTTGGAAACCATCTTTAAAAGCTATGAAAATGAAGCCGAATTTAACAACGACGGCACATTTACCAAAACTGCTGATGGAAAGCAAAAGGGTATTATGATACGATTTTATGACAACAAAGAACCGATCTATGAATACGCACCATTAAATATAACCAAACCCGAGTTTGATGTTTGGTATGCAGAAACAATGGATAAAAATAAAAATTTAACTTGGATTGAAAACATTTATTGGTATCTCGAAGACATATCTATTGTATTAGTAACTAGAAATGAAAAATGGTATAACAAAGCATTACCTAAAATGATTGAAACATGGGACACTATTATAAAAGAACGCAAAGAAGGTTTCGACCACCGAAAACCAAATAAAAGGGAAAAAGCACCTCCCAAATCACTGACAAAGTCAAAACAATCCAAAATAAAAACGGAAGAACCGATCATATTTAATGACGACGGAACAGATATTGCCAGTGATAATTTCAACTTTTCATACTTAAACAATAGAAGCAACAAAAGCACCGGCAAAAACAAAATCGTTATTAAAATCGATACAAATAATATTTAAACAACTATATATTTTACCTTTCTTTTACTATTATAAATAACACTACCAGCCTTTACTCCTTTTTTTAAATTTCCACAGGTGGTATAACATATTTTAAGATTTCGCAAGTTTCTATATTTTGTATTTTGCTTACATAATTGAGCCGCAAACATTATTTCTTCTTGCGTTGGCTCGACACTCTCAATTACTACATGACAAGATGGAAATGAATTTAAATGAAGCCAAGTATATTCTTTATTGGAATCAACCAACATCCAGTTTTCATCGGCATTTGCACCCACTTTAATTATTGTATCATTTAATACTACTTCTTTCATTGTGCTTTTATTCAAACAATATTTGCTTAATAATATTTGCTTTTTTAATAATGTATTTGATTTTACATTATTAAATAGTCAATTTAATATGTTGCGTATAAAGACGAACACATACTTGGGAATGGTTCATTTCCGTCGCAAGGAGATGAAATCAAATTGGGAGAGATGTTGTTTGTTATTTGTGCATAACTACTCATTTCCGATTTTGGGACATTTTTTGCTTGTTGTGAATATGTTGCTGAATCAATACCTTTTTTGCCGGCTGGTTTAAAACTTTTTAATAACAATTCGTTGTATGTAGATGGATAATTTTGCATATTGCTAAAGCCTTCTCTTTTAAAAAATATCATTAATATCGCAAAAACAGCAAATGCCAATAAAATATATTCAAATGTTTTTTTCATTGTATATAATTTCAATTTAGATAAAAAAAGAATGAATACATTTAATATAATATCAACGATTATTGGTTATTAATGCCCAAGATAATATTACATAATCCACTTAAACATTACAATTAAACTATAATATGAAATTAACTCCTCAACAACGATTAAAAGTATGTATTGTTGGACAATTTTTATTGCTTATTTCAGTTTTAATACCTACAGTTTTATTAGCAAATAAAAACAGTTCTTATTATCGTTTTGGACCCAATGAAGAGTTGATGATAATATCCGTAAAAATAAATACTAGTGTTAAGTATGGTATATTATTATTATATATTTTTATATTTCGTGTATGCAAGGCATTTGTCCAAGAATTAGGCATGCCAGTATTGAGTTTTAATATTTATAATCCAAATCAAAAAGTTATTACTGGATTTACAAGAAATGAATTACAGATTCAAGCAAATATAATGTATCTTTTAAATGCGGTTCGTTGGGCGTTAGAAATTCAATTGGCTATCGTTCAAATAGACATTGCTATCATATCAGCGGCTTTTCAAGAAATAGCATCAATACCTACAATATATCTTTTATTAAAAGAAAAAACTTTTAAATCTGAAGAACACGATGAAACAGAGAAAAAAATTATAGTAGAAGACCAAGAAAAATTATACCAAATATTGTAAACGATATAAATATCAATAACTGTTCGCCTATTACACACTTATAATCTTAATTTAATTAAACAATCATTTTAAATAATTGTTTAATAATAACTGCTTAAAATAATAATAGTATATTATTTTACAAATGTCTGAAAAATATGAAGATTGTGTTATTAAGCGTAATGGAAATAAAGAACCAGTGTCATTTGATAAAATATTAAAGCGAATAAAAACAATCGGTCAAGAAAAAAGCAAATTACATGTTAATTATACATCACTTTGTCAAAAAATCATAGATCAATTATACGATGATATTACTACGCAAGAAATCGACGAATTAACAGCACAACAATGTGCTTCTATGGCAACCACACACCCAGATTATGGAACGCTTGCCAGTCGTATTTTAATTTCAAATCATCATAAAATGGTCGATGCCAACTATCTACAAGCGATCGAAAAATTATACAATAACACCGATATTCATAACATAAAAACACCTATCATTTCAGAAAAACTATATAATGTTGTAAAAAATAATCATGAAGTCATCCAATCTTGGTTTGATTTTGACCGCGACTATCTTTTGGATTATTTTGGATTTAAAACTCTGGAGCGGGCATACCTTCTTAAAATCAATAAACAATTAATAGAACGACCTCAACATATGTGGATGCGTGTTGCACTTGGCATTCATTGTGACGATTTGGAAAAAGCAAAAGAAACATATGATATGATGAGTAATAAATATTTTACACATGCTACCCCCACTCTTTTCAATGCCGGGACACCTCGGCCGCAACTTAGTTCTTGTTATTTAATTGCCATGGAATCCGATAGTATAAATGGAATTTATAATACATTGGGTGATTGTGCTGCTATAAGTAAATGGGCGGGTGGTATTGGCATGCATATCCATAATATTCGAGGTGCCGGTAGTCATATTAGAGGAACAAATGGAACTAGCAACGGTATTGTTCCTATGTTGCGAGTATTTAATAATACGGCGCGGTATGTTGATCAAGGAGGCGGAAGACGTAATGGCAGCTTTGCCATTTACTTGGAACCATGGCATCCAGACATCATGGAATTCCTTGATATGAAGAAAAATCATGGAGACGAAGAAGCCCGAGCCCGAGACTTGTTTTACGCACTATGGTTAAATGATCTTTTTATGGAAAGAGTAAAGCAAAATAAAAAATGGACTTTAATGTGTCCCGATGCGTGTAGAGGTTTGTCAGATGCATATGGTGATGATTTTAAAACACTTTATGAGGAGTATGAATCAAAAAACATGGGGATGCGAACCGTTAATGCCAGAGATGTGTGGTTTAAAATATTGGACAGTCAATCAGAAACAGGTGTCCCATATTTGCTCCATAAAGACGCTTGTAATCAAAAATCCAATCAGAAAAATCTAGGAACCATTAAAAGCAGCAATCTATGCTGTGAAATCGTAGAATATAGTGATGATAAAGAAACCGCAGTTTGTAATCTGGCGTCAATCGCGCTAAGTAAATTTGTAAAACCTCCTACTTATCCATTTAAAAATACCGGCGCAGACAGCATTAAAGTTTACACTAAAAACAACTGCAACTGGTGTTTGATGATGAAAAACGAGCTAAAGAAAAACAACATTTCTTATACGGAAGAAGTAGTTGAAGTAGAAGATTTCGAGTCATTTAAAAAGCAACATGGTGTAGAAACGGTGCCACAATTATACGACGGAGACGAACTAATTGGCGGTTACTCAAAAGTGGCAGAATTATTGAAGCCTATGTTTGATTATGATGAATTACATCATATTACAAAAATCGTGACTGCTAATTTAAACAAAGTAATCGATATTAACTTTTATCCTACTACTAAAACACAGACATCTAATATGAGAAATAGACCTATTGGCATAGGTGTTCAGGGACTGGCTGATGCGTTTGCGCTACTTAACCTGCCTTTTCATAGCGAAGAAGCATCGCGAGTCAACGAAATGATTTTTGAAACAATGTATCATGCCGCTCTTGAAAAAAGTATGGAAATAGCTAAAATAGAAGGTCCATATAGTTCATTTAAAGGTTCTCCTGCCAGCAAGGGTGTTCTTCAATTCGATATGTGGAATGTTAAAGTATCAAACAACCGATATGATTGGGATAAATTAAAACATGATATTAAAGAAAATGGTATTAGAAATTCTTTGCTGTTAGCACCGATGCCAACTGCAAGCACTAGTCAAATCTTGGGAAACAACGAGTGTTTTGAACCATTTACTTCCAATATTTATGTTAGAAGGACAATAGCCGGTGAATTTGTGATTATTAATAAGCACTTACTAAGTGAATTAATCAATACAGGATTGTGGAATGAGGATACAAAACAGCAAATGGTAAAAGATAATGGTTCCATACAAAATATTAAAGCGATTCCGCAAACACTAAAAGATAAATATAAAATAGTATGGGAAATACCTATGAAACATATTATTAATATGGCGGCGGAAAGAGGTAAGTTTATATGCCAAAGTCAATCCATGAATTTGTGGATGAAAAATCCTACTTATGATAAACTAACAACAATGCATTTCTATAGTTGGTCGAAAGGATTAAAAACAGGACAATATTATCTAAGAACAAAAGCCAAGGCAGCGCCGCAGCAATTTACAGTAGAACCCGATAAAATGACTACCAAAACAGATAGTTCTGATGATTATGATGAAGAAGAGTGTTTGATGTGTGGCTCGTAATCATAACCATAATAACACCATATAAACCACAACATATAAATCACACCATATAAAAATAATTATATAATCAATAAAAAATTATATAATTATTACTATTCTAAGTGATGTTTATCTTTTCACATTTACTTTTTCATACTTACCTTTTAATATTTACTTGTCGCTTAATAAGCATTCACAAATCACAAATTTCATTAAATCGTTTCTTAAACTCAAAATTACTGTTTAATATGTCTTTATTATTGACCAAGTAGTAATAGCAACGAAAGCAAACAAAGACATCAATTAATGAATTGTGTAAGTTATTGGGTATTGTTTTAAATAGATAGTGATGTAACTCTACAAGTTTAGGGCGCTTGTAACTAACTTTTTCCACGCTTTTCATGTTAGATATTAAAGTATCCAGTTCATTTAAGTAAGTAACACAGACATTACTTCGTGCTAGTTGAAATGTATCACGACATCTTTCCAACATTTCTCTTGCGTGAATATACTTATCATATCGCTTTAATTTACACACATCGGTTGAGTTTTCCATTGTGCAATACCATTTGTGGTTTCCTTTGTAAATAGCATCCACAAAATTATGTCGTATTAATTCAATACGCATCATACGCTTATCAAATCGAGTATTATGACATACACATACATCTGCTGTTTTTAAATCTTGGTTAAATAAAGCAACTATTTCTTTGGGGTCTTTTCCTTTTGTTTTAGAGATTTCATTTGTAATTCCATGTATGTCAGAAGATTCTTTACTTATTGTAATGTGATCAGGCACTTTTAATATATAATCACATACTTTAACTACTTTGTTTGTTTCAACATCAAACAGCAGCCAACTTAATTGCACAACATAAGGATATCTGCTTGTATTATATAATGATTCCCTGTAGTTTTCAATTAGTCCAGTAGTTTCAGTGTCAAATACTAATACATACATAGTGTTCTTTAGTTGGTTTGGTTGGTTGTGCTAGTTGTGTTAGTTGTGTTAGTTGTGTTAGTTGTGTTAGTTGTGTTAGTTGTGTTTGCTAAGAGGTGACTGTTGTATATAATATAAATACAATAGATATGAGTATTAAAAAATATAATTATACTTATTTTAAATCAATTTAATCATTTAATTGTGCGGTTATATACTAATCTTCATTAATCACACATACATTGTGCTAATCCATCCCATACTCGTCCGCAATCATCACACACCATATAACTGTCGCCATCTGAATCGTAGTAAAGTCCGCCTTCTATTTCAACACCACTATTTTGTTGTTGTGGTTGTTGTTGTTGTTGTTGTAATTTATTGAAGTGATCTTCGCATTTATCTACTCGCAACCCCCTTTTCTCTCCCGTTTCTTTATCCGGTAATCGATATAATATGTGATTTACCCATACTTTCATTATAGTTGAATTGGCTATTTTTCTTCTAGCCACTTTCTTTTTTATTTCTTCTAACAATTTCTTTCTTACTAATTTCATAATACTACTTAATGTAAATGTATAAAATCCACGCCATGAACCAAAACTTTTATATTTAGCATATTCTATATCAATTGACTGTTTAAGTATTTCATCATATTCTCCATTGCGGTTTATTGTATTTGTTTTATTTAAATTTTTATTAACCACATCAAATACTTCATCGTGAGAAGGTTGTGTTTGTTCATACCAAGCCATTTTGTCGTGAATTTGCTATAAATTTGTTATTATTGATATCATGTTTAATTATTGAATGACATCAATTTAATGTTTAATATTGTGATATTGCTACCTATCCTATGATACTCTTAATTAAGAGAAAACACTGGCTTTAAATTAGAATATTGTTCCACGATTTTATAACTAAACCGGTGTTTATCTGTAACTCCATACTTTTCTATACCAGACATATGATCTTTTGTTCCATATCCTTTATTATTACGCATATTGTATCTTTCCTCTAATATAGGATACTTATCGCATATATTTTCTATAAATAAGTCTCTTTCCACCTTTGCTAATATTGAGGCAGCCGCAATGGAAGTATACTTGTTATCTCCTTTTACTACACAAGTATGTGGTATATATTCTCCATCTCTATCGTATGGCTTGAATTTGTTACCATCCATTAATATATGTTCGGGGATAACAGTTAATTTGTCTAACGCACGATGAGTTCCCCAGTAAGTAGCATGAAATATATTTAACTTATCAATCATTTTTTCATCAACCGCAAATATAGAATAATCAATCGCATTTTCTTTAACATAATCATATGCCATTAATCGCTTTCTATGTGAAGTAAGCTTTTTACTATCTACAATAAGATCATTTAAAAACTCTTCATCTTGTGGAAATATAACTGCCGCCGTATATACGGGTCCAAACAAAGGACCCCTACCTGCCTCATCAATCCCCACCTCCAATCTATCTTTTTCCATATAACTTAACATTTAATGTATACACTATCTTATACATTATATTTAATATTTGTTAGTTATTGTTGTAATCTTTCTTTATTTTTTCCTTGTTTTTCTGCAAATATTCCGTGTCTTACCTAAATTGTATTTACGGTCCATATAACGCATATCTTGAGTAAGTATTTTACATTCTTTGGGTTTACGATTTTTTCTATAAATACGCAATATATTAAACCGACCTTTCTTAGCTAATGCAGCCTTTTTCATACTTTTCCCCGTTTTTTTCTTTTCCATTCTTACACCTTCATTTATGGCAAGCCGCCTTTTTCTAGACGAACTTTTGATTTTATAAATGTGTTTACGAGTTTTATTATTAATTTTTCTTAATTTAGGCAACTTTCTTGTAGTTGTTTTTTTTACCATATATATACCAACAACATTAATATATAGCAACAACATTAATAATCTCATTTACTTAATTTATAACTTTATACAATCAAACCAAATGTAATTATTTTTTTCATACTATAATTTATATGAAAAACTTTTTACCTTTTATTATACTTATATTAATTGCTTCTTTATTTGCTATTTTAGCATTTTATACATCAAGAGTAATTGAAGGCAATACACAAAAAAAAGATTGTGAATATAAATGGGGTGATTGGGGTAATTGTGTAAATTTAAAACAAACAAGACAAATGCAAATTACACAACAACCGGAGAATGGTGGCAAAGCTTGTCCGGCACAAGAAGACCAAACCGAAACTCAATTTTGCGCTACTTCTAGTTCAACCACTAATTTGGCAACACACTGCACGCGACCCAACGATGTTACTGGTTATGAATTCACAAGTGAAAATCTTTTGAAAACCGCATTTGAAGTGGGAGGGTTAAAATGCGCGACTGGTTATTATGGTTCGCCAGCAGCCGTTGCTTGCAATTCGGTTGGACAACCTTATAGTTTACAAGGATGTAATAGAATATCCATAGAAGTAAACACTTCTAATCCACGCCATTTAATTGTAAATTTTGCAAAAGACGCAAGTATTGAAGGAAGTCCAGGAGATTTAAAAAATAACTTTAAATACAAGATCGTTGAAGAAGATACCAGTTTTAAAAAAATAGAAAACGCGATTGTCACTAGTCAAACACAAATAAAATTAATATTAAATGCCGATATTAAAATCAATCAAACTGTTTTAGTAAAATACAAGCAAAACAAAGGTAAAAATAACGGTGGAGCTGAATTAAAAATAAACGATATTACAGTAGATACAATCGACCAAATACCAGTTGTTAATAATATAATTGATAATATCAATCCAACGGTCAAGGTTGTCATTGTTGAAAATGCCGATCCGCAAAAAATAAAACTATTAATGAGTGAACATCTCTCCCCAAATGATAACATAAACAAAAACGATTTTAAAATATCTGTGGATGGCGGTGTATCCATAACACCCAACAAAGTTACTATCGACGGAAATACTATGATTGTTCATTTAAGAAGTCCAGTTACGCAAAATCAAGCAGTTAAATTAGAATATAAATATGATGGAACTGACACTGAAAAGCAAGTAAAAGATTTAAACGGTAATTTGTTATTGAATATTGAAAATTTAACAGCAATTAATAATGTGGGATATCCAAATCGCGATCGTTCTATTTTATCAGAATATACATCCGCTGAAGATGTAGAACAGCCTGACTCCAAAGATACAGATGATTCTCAACAAAATAACAAAAATCAATACGGGCCACGAGACGAAGCTTATTTTAACGAACAATACATCAAAAGCATGGGTGCACACAATCCATTTAATTACATTAATGATTTAAACAATATCGACTGCAAAATAGACCCATCCAATAAAAATAGGGCAATCTGTGATTTAAAAAGAAATCAACCTATCAAGCAATATAATTTAGATGAATTAAATGACAACCGAGGAGATGAAAAAGACAAGTATATCTTAAAAACCAAGATAGTTCCTGTGGTCACCCCAGCGTGTCCTACTTGTTTAGACGACGAAAAAGACTCACCCACTCCTGGATTAAAATTAAATAAATCGTTGTCTAAGTTGTTTGATGTAGAAGAAAATTTAAAACTAGATAATTATGACCGCACAGTAAAGAAAAATCCCAATTTACAAATTAATAAAGGATTGAAAAACATTCTGGATAAGGTAAACAAAAACATGCCTCAATTAAATAAAAACTTAAGTAAAGATGTTGGCAGCACAATAGAATCTGGTTTAAATACGATGGTTCCGGGAATGATTACTCCTGAAATGAGTGGACCTCAATCCAGTTCGCCACAGTTTAACATGCCACAAGTTAACACGCCGTTGTTTAAAGATAGTTTAAATATGCCAAAAATGACGCCCAGTATGAAAACACCTTCGTTAAATCCAGAAGTGTCCAATGTGGTAGATAAAACATTAGATACCGTAAGTAAGGCCGCCGAAACGGTAAATATTGACACGCGTATGTTAAATCATAACAAACCTACGGCATTAACACACGAAATAGCGCATATTAAATCAGAAGGACGAGGTGGTGGATTTATCCCAATGTTAACCAGTTTTTCAGCATTTTAACTAAATGTGCCATAATAACTATATTAAAGTATAATACAATATGTTATATCGTATTATAATACAATCTACAATCTACATTTGTGTAATAGATTACAATTCTATTTTTTGTTTTATGCAAGCATTGTCCATTTGAAATGTTTTTTCCTTTGTTTCTTTAGGGACAATTTTAATTATGCATTTAGATTTGTGACCATACAACGGAGTCTCACAACCTTTTTCTTTTTTGTTTATTTTTTTTAATTCCTCCATAATCTTATTAACAGAGGTTTCACTACAACGCGCTCTAAAATGTTCATATCTCTCCCTAACTTCTTCAAAAGTTAATCCAGATTTCTTTTTCAACATAGTATTAATGTGTTCGTGTAAATCATACATCCAACGGGAAAAGTTTGCTCTATTTTTTAGTACAGTATCTGTTAAAGGAACTGCTTTTAAATTACCTCGAAGATTCATTCTGCAATATTTACATGGTAACACATATTTTAACGACATCACAAATTGTTTGTAATATTTTTTATCGGCCTCTGTGGGTTCTACTGGATAATTAAAACTCATTGTGTGCAAATAATGCCATAAACTAGGACCCCATACACTTGTCAACATACCATCTTTGCTTTTAAAATCTTTATCGTTATACACTTTCTTTTTATCGTTTTTGCTTGTTATTTTTGTCTTTTTCTTTGTTTTATTATGCTTTGTAAATTTACTATAATGTTTGTTTTTTTCATGATGTTTATCTTTATGTTTTTGTTTTTTAAATGTTTTTGTCATTGTGATTATTATATATACTATATTAATATAATAAAATAATCAAAAATATTATCATTCAATATAAAGCATTTCTCCTTTTAAATATTTAACAAGGTTTTTTGAAAACTCATTGCCATTACTATTGCTTTTGTTTTTATTCAGTGAAACAGTATACTTTTCTTTCCACAATTCTTTGTAATATTCATTTGTTGTAGTAGACTTATTAATATCTACTACACTTATTGAAGAACTCATATCATGCTTTATATTATTTAGAACTATCATAATTGATATTATAGTTTATAACAATACTTTTAAATTCGTTAAATTATTGTTGTAAAAAAATGTAATATTTGTATATAATGGATTTCGTCAATAAAGTTAAAGGTAAAATGCCACAGATAGTTCAAAACATATCAAAAACGCAATTTATGATATGGGGGGGTATTTTAGTATTATTTATCATCGCTGCCATATTTGTGTATATTAACTATATTAAGCCTCAATTAGTAAATATGGAATACAAAGCAAATTATGAATTTGATAAAACGGTTCAAGATAAAGGAGGAAAAAAGGCGGATATTAGAAAACGTGTCGATTTATATTTATTTTGGGCTTGTTGGTGTCCAAATTCCAACAAAGATGGACCAACTGGAGAGAAACTACACGAAATGTGGGAAACATTACAAGAAAAAGTTAAAAACAAAGAAATCTCTTTTAAAAATTTTGACATTACCTTTCACACAATACAAGAAAAAGACGATAATTTTAAATCGGAAGAAGAAAAATTAGTAGGCAAAGATAATATAGAAGGCTTCCCCTCTATATTTATGAAATATACCCAAATGATAGATAATAAAGATCAAGAATTTGTATGTGAGTTTGATGCGATGCCTACTTTAGAAAATATAACGGAATTTATAGGTGATAACTTGCGTTCATCCGCAGCATGTAAAAGTAGAAACTAAAAAGTAAAAAGTAAACAATATCAATATCTACACTATGTTTGTTTCCTTGTTTTCGTTGGATTGTTTTTGCTTTGCCTCTAAATATGACTCACACACCTCAATGCCTTTTAAATATATTGCGTTGCGGGCTTCGGGAGAGGTTGTAATTTCATGATAATCATATACATAATCATCAAGAGTTGGTATTTTTATAAGATATTCATAATCATCGGCGCTTACTTCTGGCGTGCCATTCACATGCAATTTACCCAATATATTTATAATGTAATTAAAATAAGTATCATCGACAGTTATACGCTTATCTAAAGTGTCACTTCTTAGCACTTCTAACACCAATACCTCATCTTTCTTTATATTTTCTTGTTTAACACACATGTCAACCGGTGTATTTGTATGCATTCCGCCATCTAAATAGCAAACTCCTTCATACTCATAGGGTTTAAATAAAGTAGGAATACATGATGAATAATACAACGCATCCAAAACCAAAATATCAGGCGTAGTTTCATAATTAAATTGTTTTAATTGAAAGTTAGACGCATTTACAGCAAATACACACAGTTTTACATTTGTTTTTTCATAGAATTCCGACATAGTTAATGTATTTATATCCATACCTTTTGCCTTAAACAAATGTTCAAACAATTTACCAAATAGTGGCTTGTTTATTATCCCTTTGTCATTAAAGTAATTAAAAAAATTAATTTGGTCGACATTAAATATTTTATGCCAAGTTCGTTCTATAAAATAGTTTATAATTTGTTTAAAATCAAATCCCAGACACAAAACAGCGGATAATATACTACCAGACGATATTCCGTAATATCCTTTTATATTTTTTAAATTTAAATGGCCTGTTTCTATTAACTTATTTAGAATTCCTAAGTATGCAATCAGTTTAATTCCACCTGATGGTAAACAAACATATTTTATCATTATAATTATATTATATTAACACGATATAATTATAAGTTTTTTATCTAATTTAATTTTAAATTATGGACGATATATTTAGAGAGAAACTAAACTTAGATGAGTTATTTACACAAGATAAGGAAGACAATAGTAACAAAACAAAGGTATATCAGAAAATATTACAACGAGTTCATCACAAAATAAAATTAACATCTAGACAGCGCAATAATATGAAGTGTTGTTGGTTTGTTATTCCCGAATTTATATTAGGCTTGCCCAAATACAGCATTGAACTATGCACACAATATTTAATGGAAAAACTCGATAATAACGGATTTATAATTAAATATACACATCCTAATCTACTATTTATATCATGGAACCATTACATACCGGATTACGAACGAATGGCTATTAAAAAAGAACAAGGAATATCAATCGATGGGTTTGGCAATGTTATAAAAAAGAAGGGCAAAAGCGATGATAGTAACCCAAACAGTTTAATGTTGAAAAATGGACCCGAACCCGAACAAGGTAAAAAGTCTAGTAAAAGCAGTAGCAATAACGATAAATATAAATCAATTAATACTTATAAGCCTGGTGGACTTATTTATTCCAATGAATTGATCAATAGCGTAAATAATGCCACCCACAAGATAGATTAGTAGGGTGCATATATTTTATTAATAAAATGATTAATACTTATTAATACTTTTTAATAGAAAGTATTGATAAATAAAAATGTTGCGATATTAGTGGGGTGTTTTATTTGTCTTCTAAGCTTTCGATTCCATCCAATGCTTCATATATGTCAACTGTTTTAGCGATGTCTTTTATAATGGTTTTATTATTAATGTCATCATCGTTTTGTTTTATAATTTGAGAAGATATGTTGAATTTTAGTTGTTCTCTTTCTCCATCATGTGGTAATGGGTTTTCCTTATCGTATTCATTGTAAAAATCAATATATGCTTTTTTATGCAATTGGTCTACTTTTGTATATAAAGTACTATTGTTATCCATCGCCACATCTTCTACCCATCCATCTCTTTCGTCTTTCACCAGAAAATTCTTCATTTTTTGATCGGTGCAGTGTATGGGTCGCTCGGTTATAGGTAAATCTTCCAAACCCTTCAATAGTTTTTTTGATACAAAGTTTTCAACCAGTTCATTGTTTTTCATTATGTCCCCCAATTTAAACGATAAATTATTAATAAAGCCTTGTATAGGTTGCGCATTTGAACAATACTGATCCAAGAAAAAATTAATTGAAATATTATTGTTGTATATGATATTCTGCTTTGACTTCATTTTCTTAATCGTATTGGTTTCCGTCTTAAGTATGTCCTGGTTTTCTAAAATGGTATTTAGTTGTTGCTTTAATGATTCAATATTATTATTCATTTTATCTTCTATTTTATTTAATTCATTGTCTTGAATATTTGTTTTTTCATTGGGTAGCTTATTTTGAGCCGGATTTATGGCAACATTTTCCCCCAAAAAGTTGCTCATTTTAATTAAGTGCTTTTTGGTGCGAATGTGTTTATCATAATGTGACTTTTGTGAGGCAGAATAGTCACACATTTCACAGTATAATTTTTTGCCACTTTTTGTATTTTTAACACTTTTAACACTTTTTAACACTTTTCCTTGTTTTTCTAAATGTTTTTTGGTCTCAATATGTCTGATATAATTTGAATAACGAGATGTGTTATAATCACATTTTTCACAAATATATAGTTCAGTTGTTGTTGCTCGTTTTTGGCATTTTCGTGCTCGTTTTTGCTCGTTTTTTCTCATTTATATAAAAAACAGATTAAAATTTTAAGCCATTTTTTTCCAGATATTTCATAAAAAAAGGCACTACAAAAATGGGGAATTTCAAAAAAAAGGCACTATTTTTCGAAAAAAAGGCACTATTTTCGAAAAAAAGGTTCCAAAAAAGGCTCCCATCGAAAAAAGGTTTTTGTTCGATTGGTGCCTTTTTTTCAAAATAGTGCCTTTTTTTCGAAAAATCGCGAAAAAACGCAAAAAAAACGCAAAATTTTTTTAAAAAAAATGCAAAAAAATTAGCAAAAATCGCAAAAATCGGCAAAAAATGACCCATTTTTGAGGATTTTTTTGAAAATTTCTGGTTTGCCGTTCCTCATCGTGTAGAAAATTACAAGAAAAATCGTGGTTTGACCCAGTCTTATTTAACACTTTTTTTGACGATTTTTCAAAAAAATGCTCAGACGACATGCTCTTAGTGCCTTTTTTTTATTTCACTTTTTATTTCCATTTTTCCAGCCAGAGTCGTTGAGATTTTTTTGAAAATTTTTTTGGAAATTTAACACTTTTTAACACTTTTTTTTTTAAAAAAAAAAGTTTGTGGTCTCAACTTTTCAACAACTTGTCATAAATGGTTCGATAAATGCTTTCTAAAAAAAAACGAAAAAAACGAGCAGAAAAGCCGTTTTTCTGCTCGTTTTTGCTCGTTTTTCGTCATTTTTTTGCGTTTTTTGGCCAATTTTTCAGGTTCGAAAAAGTGCGTTTTCGATGGGAACCTTTTTTGGAACCTTTTTTTCGGAAAAAGGGCATTTTTGGCCGTTTTTTGCAAAAAATCGCGTTTTTGACAATTTCCGTTTTTCTTACCACTTTTCCTTTAAATGTAAAGCAGTCGTTGAAAAGTTATGGTTTGGCTGAAAAAAAGGTTCCAAAAAAGGCTCCCATCGAACAGTTTTTTGTCAAAAAGTTTTTTGAGATTTTGGGAATTTCAAAAATTTTTCGGGCTCAAATCTCAAAAAACTTTTTGTAAAAAAACTGTTCGATGGGAGCCTTTTTTGGAACCTTTTTTGGAACCTTTTTTTCTGAGCCCAATTTTTGCTCGTTTTTTTGCCACTTTTTAGAGTAGTTTTCTTGCTCGTTTTTTTGCCACTTTAGAGTAGTTTTTCTTGCTCGTTTTTTTTGCCACTTTTTCAAAATTATCGAATTTTCAGGGAGTTTGATATATTAGAATATAATGAAAAAAAGTTATTTAAGTATTTCTGACTATAATTTTAACTAATGTATAACTTAAAATTATATATGGATTTATAGTGAGTATTTTTGAACGATACTTATTGGTATCAATGTGTCTTTTATTTTATCTAATTTTTTATAACATTTATTAATAGTTACTTCACTAATTTCACTATGGGTATTTACTTGCTTTTTTGAAATGTTTAAGTTGCATGTTTGAGCGACAAAATATACAATGCCCGCGGCAACACTATGGGGCGTATTTTCCGGTATCAAATTTTGCCTTTCTATCTTCATTGCTACAAACTTACACAACTTAATTAATTCACTATTCATATTTAATCGACTACAATAACGCTCTATAAAAGCAATTGGTTTCGTTTTATGAAAATGCGTTTTTTCGTTGTTTTCCAATCCGGTTTCATTTTTCTCTAACAGATGCACCGCGTGTTTACAACCTTTTGTGGCTGCTGTTGTATCCAATTTAAATATAGTGGCGATTTCCTTTGCCGTTCTTGGATAGTTGTGAATACGACAAGCTATATATACAGAGGCTGCGATTACTCCTTCTCTATTAAACCCCCGGAATGTTCTCATCTCGGAAATGGTTTTGTGTTGTCGCAACGCTTCGTCTTGTATTAATGCGGGAATACCTGCTATCCTAGACATTACTTTAATATGCTCGAATTCATCGTATTGCGACTTTTCTTTATATGGCATAGAATGCCACTCCGTATATCTCTTGATTTTCCTCATTTCATATGATGACCTACCACTACATATCACCTTACATCCATATGATGATTCCTTTAATAAATGATTTACCGGCATACCACATCTAGTTGGATCGGTGCTTGAGGAATCATCCGCACCATAATATCTCCATTCCGCGGATTCATCTAAACTGTCTTTATATATTACACTACATTTATCATTACTACAAGTTAAGTAATTTGACTCTGAATATTGTAGCTGTGAATTACACAATTCGCATACTTCTCTTGATACCGCGTCTTGCTTAGAATACAATAATTCTAATGGCGTTTCTGGATTGTATTCGTTGTCAAATGCATCCCATAGATTTTTGTTTTTATTTTTATTTTTCTTTTTCTTTACCGTCGTTTTAACATTTTTAACATTTAACATTTTAAAATAATTACATTATTTTATATTTAACTCAATTTTATTATATATATTTATAACATATATGGGCAACGCTCAAAGTCAAAAGAAATCCAATAAAGGAAGTATGTATTTTAATGAAGAATTAATAGATAGCATCGATTTATTGGCATCTAAATTAATATTTGAACAATCCTTTCAGGATTTAAAAGAATTGCAAAACCCTAGTTATTGTGAAGAAGTATCCATATTAACACAGCGACTTCTTAAGAAAAAGCTTAATAAAAAAACAATATCGATGGTTTCAAATCGAATAAAATATGGAACCCAAGATTTGTTTATTATTGATAAACAAGGATTTAAACAATTAAGAGATATTAATGATCGTGATTATGAAAAAGATGTTATGTGTTTAAATGTTTCGAAATTTTACACAAAGATATTCCAAGCTTATAGTGCTATTGTAGGTGCTATTAATCCAGTGTATGTATATACTGATGCAGAAGGCAGCCAACAGATAAGAACTGTTATGGATGATATTAGTATGGAAAACAAATCAAAGGCGGATATTGGATTGAGAAGTATGTGTTCTAGAAGAATTGCATATCTTAAACCCAAAAAAATGGGAGAGAAACAAATGACATTACAAGTAAATCAATGTAAAATGAATGATAAATCAAGTGAAATCCCTGTTATGACAAGAGAACATGTCGACAAACGAAAAGATACATCATCAGATATAACACCATCCATGGAAGATACACCGTCTGATGAAGAAGAAACACCACAATCAAGTCCATCTATGGAAGAACCACAGACAAATGAAGAACCACAAGAAACCACAACATCACAAGACGAAACAGAAAAAGAAACACCCGAACCGCAACAGGAAAAACAACCAGAAAAAGAAGAAAAGCAACCAGAAAGTGATATCACAAAAATGGCCAAGGATATCGCAGAAAGTTTAAATATATTTAAACAACCACAACCACAACCACAACCACAACCACAACCACAAAAAGGGGGCGATGATAAAGACAATGAAGACAAAAAAGAAGACGATTCAAAAAACACAACGGACGAAGAAACTTCCATCAACGAAATTGATGAACCAAGTGTAATGGAAGATGGTTCAGACGATGAAGACGAATACAAAGAGGAAGACGAAGAACCAGCCGAAGGCAAAGAACCAGATGAAGACCAAGATGGAAAAATGACAACTACCATGGGACTGATTGGAACCATGACTCTAGCCGACGAACCCGGTATTCAATCATTGGAAAACTTATATAAAGATACCATGAAAATAGAAACCGACCAAGGTAAGGTTACTGGTTTATTTGTTCGTTCAAGTAATTCTGAAACACAGTATAAAAAAGATTTAAAAGATTTCTACAATGCATTTATTCCCAATGGTAAGTTTAATAGTGAAGAAATTAAATCATTTAGTGATATTAAGTTAACTGACTTTACTAAAACAAAAGAATGCAATGATAATACAGATGAAAGTATTAAACAAAAATGGGGAAGCACCATAGTAGGCGATTCATCGAAACGAGAAGACAGTTTGTTTGTAGAATATGGTAAGCATTTTAAAAAAATGATTAATAATGTTCAAGAACGAGAAGCAGAATTAATTGGTTGCTTACATGACTTGTTTGATTTTAACTTAGATGAAGACAATGAAACCGAAGTTCCTATACAAATCAAAGGCTCTCTAACTGAATCTTATTTGGATAATACTATACGACCAAAAATACTTAAAACAATTAAAAATATGTACATTGACTGTGAAAAAGATTTCCAACAAGGCCTCAATATTTATAATAAGATTTATAAACAACGCAACAATCTGTAATTAGTTAAATGTAAAAATGTGTAAAATATAATATGTATTAATTGCTAAATATTATATTTAATTATTTCTTTTTCTTCATCGACTTCTTTTTCTTCATTGACTTTCTCTTTTTTTTCTTCATCGACTTTTTGTGTTTTTTCTTCATCGACTTTTTGTGTTTTTTCTTCATCGACTTTTTCTTCTTCATTGACTTTTTGTGCTTTTTTCGGTGTTTCATTCCTCCAAATTTTATACCAGATGGATAATTTTTCTGTTTGACTCGTTCTCCGAGGCCACTGTATGGGTCTTCATCCGTTGGGTTTAATCCGTATTGTTCTTCGAAAGCAGTTGGCATTATATAATATACAAATATTATTTTATAAAATAATATTAAATGGGAACAAAAATAGTAGATCAGTTTTCTTTATTACATTTTGCCGTTGGAATAGTTGTTTATTTTTGGAATGTTCCTTTATTATTGTGGTTTGTATTACATACTATGTTTGAATTAATTGAAAATACACCGCAAGGAATCTATTGTATAAATCATTATATCTATTTTTGGCCGGGTGGCAAACCTAAAGCAGACGACACTATTAATACAATTGGCGATACCCTATTTGCAATGTTGGGATGGATCGTTGCTTATTATACAACCCAACTAGCAAATTCTTTAAAGTTATATTAATCGGTATTAACAATCAGTTAGTACTTATCAACTCCATAATCATTTTGTTTCGTATATCACTCCAATATTCCCTACCTTCACTTCCACCTTGGTGTGTAATTTGACCTTCATGAAGTCGATAATATAACAACGGCTCGGGAAAATTATAAACGACATCAAACATCTTTAACATTCGCAATTCCAAATTGAAATCTTCCGCCATTTTTTTAAGTTCTGGGTTGTAATTGCCTGCTGCTAAAATAGAAGATTTTCGATAGCATACCGTTGGATGATTTACAAACCAATGTTGGGGCTGCTGTCTAAAATCACTCCACTGTATAGTTGGCAATCTTGTTATGTCTACAATATTTGCTTTATCACCGTGAAACATTTTTATTTGTCCGCCACAGATGTGAATGTTTGGATTGTTTTCCATAAATTTCATTTGCTTTATAATTCTATCCGGTATCATAATATCATCGCTATCCATTTTAATAATGATTTCATTGCTACACATTAATACACCATGATGAAGAGTGTATCCTATACCTTTATTTCCAGCATTTTCTTTATATACTACATCGACAAATCGCGTAGTGTTTTTAAAATTGTCGAGTTGTTTTTTAAGAAGCATTGTATGCAATTTGTCGGATCCATCATTAATCCATACTAATTCTATATTAAACAATCCTATTTGTGCTTTTATAGAATCCAAACAATCTTTTAGAAAAATGGTTTTTGTATTTAAACTAGATACTAATACAGACACTGATTTCGCGGGTTTAGAAAACTCTTTGGGGAGAGATAGTTGGTTCATGGTATCGTAATTTTGCTTGGTGGACCCCCATTCTTGATATGCGTATACTTTTTCATGTCCTTTATATTCTATACCACTGTAATGCCGGGGTAAAAAATAATAACTGGGAAATACGGTGATTTGATCGTGCATTTTGTAATCATTAACAATTCTGGTTAATAATCCGGGTCCTACTGTATACCATGCTCGTTGTTGAGTTAAAGCAGTGGAAACCGGATTTTCACGAATCCATTTAATACATCTTTTTACAATTAAATGATTGGGTGGAAATCCCATTGTTCCTGTGGCGATCAATCCTTTTCGTATGTTTTCTTGTTCATACCCGGCAAAACACCCGCCTTTGCATTTCAATAATGTATCATCAACTGGTTCAATACAAATGGAATCAGCATCAACAAATACTCCCCCAAACCTCTCCAAAATTTCCCATCGTATAATATCTGCCTTTCCATTTATTTCTTCCATCGAATTGATTTTCTCTCCCAAAGTTAGCGACATACCTCTTTTTTTCAACTCTTCTTCATTCCAAAATATATACTCAAATCCCAACTTGGCGTGTTTTTCCTTCCATGTATTCATAAATTTAGTAGGCGCCGGCTTCGCCCCAATCCATAATTGATGTATAATCTTCGGTATAGACATTAATAATATTAAGTAATTTGTTTTAATATTATTTATTTGTGTATATTTATTTATGATTATTAATAATGTTGATATTCAGTACAATAGTAACTACAAAATATTTTGTTATCATAATTAATGATATTATCTATAATTGATATATATTTATTACAACGATAACATTTGTCATGTATTAAATATGAAAATATTAATAAAATAATATTTTTGGGTAAATTCATTTAAATATTAATCATTATTTATTTTTATATGAAAATATTGATAACTGGCAGTTGTGGTTTCATAGGAACGAATTTATGTTTACAATTATTAAATAATACAAATAATATTATTTATGGAGTAGATAATTATACAGATAATTATAATATTTTATTCAAAAAGGAAAATAATGAAGAATTAAAAAAATATAAAAATTATCATTTTTATAATGAAAATATTCTTGGAACTACACTAATAGCAAATATCAAACCAGATATAATTATACATTTGGCTTCTATTCCGGGCGTTAGGAAAAGTTTACAAGAACCATTATATTATATTGAAAACAATATATCTGCTTTTGTTTATTTATTAGAAGAATGTAAAAAACATAATATAAGTAAAGTTGTTTACGCCAGTAGTAGCAGTGTATATGGAACAAATAGTGTTGTGCCATTTAGTGAAACTGATGAAATAGATAATTTACGTTCATCCTATGCATGTAGTAAGAAATGTATGGAAGTATATGGTAAATATTATAATGATGTATTTGGTATAAAAACAATAGGATTAAGATTTTTTACGGTATATGGTGAAAGAGGAAGACCCGATATGGCGCCATATATGTTTGTTAAAAATATTTCCGAAAATAAAGAAATAAAACAATTTGGAAATGGAAGTTCGTACAGAGATTATACTTATGTAAAAGATATAATTTCGGGTGTAACTTCAATAATAGATGGTAATGGTAGATGGGGAGAGATTTATAATTTGGGAAACGGTAATCCTATAAGTTTAACAGAATTTATCAGGCTGTGTGAAAAAGTAACAAATAAAAAGGCAATTATACGTGTATTAGAAAATCAAACAGGGGATGTTCCAAAAACGTTTTCTGATATTACAAAGGCAACTGCAGATTTAAATTATAAACCAACTACAACATTAGAAGAAGGTTTAACAAAAATGTTTGAATGGATGAAAAACAATAATAGAATAAATACTTAAAAAGAATCAGAATTATATTATAAATGAATGATCTATATAAAATTGAAGGGACTGGTCATAATATTGGTAATAAATATTATTTAAAAAATGCAAATTATTTTCCTGATTTTCAAAAAAGATTACAAGACTTTAAATCTTTGTTATTGAAACAAGTAGAGTTTGGTCAAGAAGGGAGTTCCTATGTTCATTTTGGAGATGGGGATTATTATTTTTTAAAAAATATACCAGCTGGTAGCGCCAAACCTGGCAAAAGAGCATTATCTATTTCATATGATAAATTTGATATCCGTCCTTTTAGAGAAGGATGGAAAAAAGCAGATTACCATTGCGTTGAATATTTGGAAGAAGGAATGATTGAAAAATTAAACGAATTGTATCCAGGACAAAATACCATACCAACTGAATATTTATATGGATTAACGGCAAATAAATGGTTTTTTAAAACATTTCAAGGAAAGATTGGATTAATTGGTGCTGGTCCAAAAATGAAACTAATAAAAGAATTAATGAAACATAAAAAATATCAAGATTATTTAGGGTTAGAAAAATTCACTGATTATATTGAAATTCCTCAAAAATTTGCATGTGATAATTTAACTGATACGATTAATATGGTAAAAACACAATTAGAACGTGCAGATCCAAATACAAGATTATACTTATATGGTGTAGGACATGTAAAATCCGGTTTAATACACCATTTACCTAGTTTTAAAAAAGCGGTATATTTGGACATTGGCGCTGGTATTGATGGTATTGCGGGATTACTAGATAAAGATAGACCTTATGCTAAAAATTGGATTAACTATCGTTTGAGTAATTATGATTATAGTGAATTAGATTTATTAAATTATAAAGAATATAAAGATAATACAAAAGTATTTTTATAATGGCAAAAAAAGTAGCATTAATAACAGGTGGAACCGGTTTTTTGGGACATAAATTAGTTGGTGAATTATTAAAAAAAAATTATATGGTTAGAGTTGTTGCAAGAAATGAGGGGAAATTAATTTTATTGAAGAACGAATATCCTGAGATAGAAATTTTTCCTGGTGATATTTGCAATAAGATCACAGCATATCAATGTTGTAAAGATGTTAATGCTATTTATCATTTAGCAGCGTTTAAACATGTTAGACTTGCTGAGAAGTTTGCACTTGAATGTATAAATACTAATGTAATAGGAACAATAAATATTTTGAATGAAACATTAAACAATCCTAATCTAGAATATGTTATAGGTATAAGCACTGATAAAGTAGCGAAAGTAACAGGGACATATGGTGCTTCCAAATATTTAATGGAATCATTATTCTACCAATATGAATCGTTGAATGCCAGAGTAAAGTACCGTTTAGTTCGTTATGGAAATGTATTATATTCCACCGGTTCGGTTCTATGTATCTGGAAGGAACGGTTATTAAAGGGAGAAGAAATAATAATTACAGATAAAAATGTTACACGGTTTTATTGGTCGTTAGAAGAAGCTATAAAATTAATATTTGATTGTTTAAAATATTCTACATCTACAAAACCGTATTTACCAGAAATGAAGACAATGAGTTTGGGAGATATACTAGAAGCTATGAAAATGAAATATTTACCAAAAGATAAGGAATTAAAAGTTAAGGTGATTGGTTTGCAAAAAGGAGAAAACTTACATGAAAGATTAATAATGAATGGACCATTATCTAGTGAATATGAAAAATATACAATCGATGAAATATATAAAATGATATAGTTAATAAATATAATAATATAAAAGTTATTTTATTTATTATTAAAATGATAATTTATTTAGTGACGTGTGACAAAACATCGTATATATTACCAGCAACAATTTTTTTGTATAAAAAATTTTACAAAAACACACCTTTAATAAGAATATTAGGGTTTAAAAAACCAATATTACCAGATTGGGAAAATGTAGAGTTTATTTCTTTGGATCCAAAACAAGAAACAATACAAAAATGGTCAAAATATATTTATGATTATCTAATTACTATAAAAGACGAATTAATTTTTTTTGCATTAGATGATTTTTTTCCGATTGACTATATTGATGAACGATGTTTATCTTATGTTGTTAATTATATGAAAGAAAATAAGGTAGGGTTCTGTAATGCAAGTCAAGAACCATCATCTTGTATAAAAAGAAATGAAGTCGATAAAATATTGATAGATAAAGATTTTTTTGTTTATAAAAGAAAGAAAGATGTAAATTACCAATTAGTATTACAACCTGGTATATGGAATCGAAAATATTTATTAGAAGCTTTAAGTATTAATTTAACACCTTGGGAATTTGAATTAAACAGAAGTAGTTGGGCAAATAAACATATATACTTCAATATAGCTACATCTAACTTTCCCAATAATAATTATAGTTGTTTAATGTGTTACAGTGCACAAAGTTCATTGTCTTCAAAATGGAATGGATATATTTCTGTATTGGGGCTAAAACATGAACTGGTTGAAATTATGATAAAAAATAAATTATTAGATAAGGAAAAATTGATAATAGGTGCTTGGCAAAATTTTGTATATTGGAATAAAGATTTTACTAATAATGATTTATTATTGTTATCAAAAAAAGCTAATTATAGCACGAGTTGGTATAATTTATATAATAAGTATTATAAATGATTTAAACATATATTATATATATCATAAAATGAGTGAAAAAATAAATATTAATGATAGATACCCAGAAGATGGCGAAATAAGAAAAGATATGACTCCATATTTGGATTATTATAAATGTTTGAAGCATGTGTTTAATCTTAATGCAGTAAAATCAGTATGTGATATTGGATGCGCAACCGGCCATCTTTTATATTATCTAAAAGAAAATGATAATTTACAGATAAAGGGTTATGAGTATTTTGATTATCATAAAAAATCAAATTTGTGTAAAGTAAAAGACTATATTGAAATATATGATATTCGCGATCCATTAAATGATGATGTGAAACAATATGATATAGTTAATTGTTCGGAAGTAGGTGAGCATATTGATAAATCGTTTGCTGATATACTTATTGAAAATGCTAAAAAATTATCAAAAAAATATGTAATTTTTACATGGTCTAGTCATGGAGGAGATTTGGAACCCCATTGTGATCCATTACATCAACATTTAAACCCTTTATCCAGAGAAGAATATATTAATTTAATGGAAAGTCACGGTTTAAAATCTAATATGGAACTAACCAACAAATTTTTGACGGAGAGTAGAAAATATAGCAATTTTTATTTTTGGTGGAGGGAAAGTTTTATAATATGGGAAAAATAATAATAAATAATTAATTATAATTAATTATTTATTTTAATGTAATCGTTTGTTTATTTCTGATAAATTCTTCATATTTTGGTATAGTAATTTTAGTTTTAAATTTAATAAATATATAATACCATGTATTTGCTCCATCTCCAGCATTTATTTCATCTTTAAATATAGTTATGAAATCTGTGTAATTTTTAAATTTATTTATTATTCCATCAATAATATTTGGATTAATGTGTAGATAACAGTAATTTGATTTATTACTAATTACATTTAATAAATACTCCATTGAAATATAGTCAAATATATGTGTTATATTAAATGATGAAATTATATCATAATTAACATTGTGATTTATTAGTTCATTAAATTCTAATTTAAACAATTTGGGTTGATTGAAATTATCAATAAATATTTTATTATATTTTTCATCAAATTCAATGTCACACCCCTTAAAATCAATACCTTTTTTATTTGCTATAAATACACTATGACCGTTTGAACAAGCCAGATCTAATCCTGATTTAATATTGTATTTAATTATTCTTTCACAGCATTTTATAAAACAATTTTCTCTTGTTTTCACATAATATTCATTATTTTTTTTGTTTAAATGAATACCTTTTTTGGTTAATTCGGATGGGCCTCCTTCACCAACAGAATTATAACTTGATTCTTTCGTAGTATTGATCATATAAATATAAATATAAATATATATTTATATTCATATTTATATGATTCCAATAGTAATAAAATTAAATAAGTTTATAGATAATAGAGGAGAATTTTATGAATCTTATAGAAATGAGTTTTTAGAAAAAAACAACATTTATTTTACTATAGTTCAAGAAAACACATGTATTTCAAATAAAAATGTTGTTAGAGGTTTCCATTATCAAAAAGAACCTTATTCACAGTCAAAATTATTACAAGTTATAAACGGTGAAATAAAAGATGTGTTAGTTGATTTAAGAAAAGGAAATACTTATGGAAAAATTTGGGAATTTAAATTAAATTCATCAAATAAAGAATTATTATATATCCCTAAAGGTTTTGCTCATGGTTATAGTTCTTTAAAAGACAATACAATTGTATCATATAAAATGGATACTTTATATAATAAAAATAGTGAATGTGGTATACATCCATTATCATTAAATGTAGATTGGAATATAAAAAACGAGGACTTAATCATTTCTAAAAAGGACTCTTGTTTACCAATTATTCATTTTAATTAAAAAATTTGTTTACCCAATATATTACATATTCGATATCATGATCGGTCATATTTAGATGAACAGGAAGAGTAATAATTTTCAACCATTCTTTATCAGCAACAGGGAAATTACTTGTATCTTTAAATTGTGTAAAAAGATGCAATGGTCTATAGTGAACTGATGTATGTATATTTTTCTCTTTCAAATAATCAATTAAAACGTCTCTTTTATTAGGAGATACTTTAATAACATAATGTTGAACGGTATATGAAAATGAAGGAGTGATTATTTCATTATTTAAACTAAATGCCTCATTATATTTTTTTTGTATAAATTGTCTCCTTTTAAGTGTATTTTCAAGTTTTTCCATTTGTGCTAATCCTATAGCAGCAGTTAAATCAATCATATAATATTTGTAACCTAATATATCAATATCATATTTCCATCTGTAAACTGAATTACTTCCAGGGGAATCTTTATGTTTTTTTACTCTATTATATGTAGACTCAATACCAAACCAATATAATTTTCTAATTTTTTCCATAATTTCTTTATTGTCAGTAGTAATCATACCTCCATCACCAGTAGGCATTGTTTTTACTGCTTGAAAAGACCATACTGCAACATTAGATATTGACCCCGCTCCAGGTGTATAACATGCATGTGCACAATCTTCAATAATCAAACCATTATAGAATGTTCTAATTTCTTCAATAGGAGCTAATATACCAGCAAGATTGACACAAATTATAGCATTGGTATTATTAGTTAGTTTTTTTCTAACATCTTGAGGGCATATATTCATATTTGTTTCGTCAACATCACATAAAATGTTATTACAATTATTCCATTGAGGGACTGCTGTTGTAGTAGCAAAAGACATAGTGGGACTTAATACATCACAATTAGATATATCATATGCTTTAAAAATTAGATCAAGTCCATGCGTGTTACTGGTAACAGCGATGGCATATTTTTTTCCTACCATTTTTGCAAATTTTTCTTCAAATTCTTTAACCTTTGGGCCATTAATCCACCACCCACTTTTAATAACTTCATTTACATATTTACAATCTAAGTCGTCGCCTTTAGGACATAAAACAGGTAAAGTATTTTTTCTAATATCCATTAAATAATATTTTTAATTATATTTAAATTATATAAATATATAATTTAAATATAATTATATATGAAAAATTTAATATTTTGTTCATCCGCGTTTCATATACCACATTATTCTCATAATATTAGAGAAAATGAATACTATTATTGTCTGAAACAATTAAAACGAATGATTCCTGAAAATTTTACCATAGTTGTATGTGATAATACTGTAAAAGATATAGATGCTATTAAAAGTCAAGAATTGAAGAATTTATTAAAAACAGTTATATTTTTGTGTTTAGATCGAAATATAGGAACGCAAAATATTGGAATGGGAGAACTAGATGAGTTAATATATACATCACAAAAAATAAAGTTTAATGATTATGATAAAGTGGTTTATTTTACATTAAGAAAACTAGTAACTAATCCTTGGATTTTTGAGAAGGTAAATGATATGAAAAATGATGCTCTAATTTCTAATTCAAAATTTCTTCATTTAACTAATAATTATAATTTTAGATATTCTTCTCCTTCACCTCATTTGTATAATGATATGTTTTTTTGTTTTTCATCAAAATTAATGTTAGAATATGTAGAATATTCTAAAAATAATATAATATATAATTTACAAAATAGTATAGGGTCAGAACAAAATCTGTATAACTTTATTAATGAAAGAAAGATTGATTATGAATGGTTGAAATGTTTAGGATTAATCAGAATAGATTATAAGGCAAATAATGAAATCCAGTTGATTTGATTATAATATTTATATAATTTTATTAGCATGTAAGTAAACATAATAGCAGCTCGCATATGGATCTTTCACTCTATTATTTGTTTCAAAGGTAAATCCTAATTTTTTATATAATGTTTCATAATTAATACAACAATATTGTTCTTTTAATTGTGTCTTACCAGCAACAATACAATTAATCGTATCATTTTGATTTTCAGCATGTATAACATTTTTACATACTCTAGACATTTCTTTAATAATTATAATAGACAAAACATATGGAATATGCATTATTACAGTACATGTAAATCCAACGTCAAAATAATTATCTGGATATGATTTTAATACGGATAATATATCTCTATTAATTGTTTCAGCATTGACTTTTACAATAGGAGGTACTATATCATAGTTATTTTGAAAATTGTCATTCATCTGGTCAAAATGGGTTTTATTATGTTCAACGCATATTAATTCATCGATGTTATCTTTGTGTTCCATAAAAACAGATTTACTAACACACCCTGCTCCAGCACCAAGATCAATTATTTTTTTATAATTATGTTTTTTAATTACATCAACAATAAATCGATGACGTGGATCTATATTTGGGTATACGTGTTTTGAGTCAAACCAACTTTCTAATGATTCTTGTGGAACATAATTTTCAAAAGTGCTTAATGAATTATTATATTTATTCATATCATCTTCAACATCAATATTTTTAAAATTACAATTATTTAAATTGCAGTTTAATATATCTATTAAATCATTCATTTAAACTATTTCTTAAATTATATTTAAGTTGTTATAATTTATTTAATTTGTCATGATTCCAATATTCTAAAAATAATATATTATATTTGTTTTAATATATTATATTTCTTTTAACCATTCTTTATTATTAAGTGTCCATAAAACAGTTTTTTTAATACTATTTTCAAAATTTACAGGTAATTTCCACCCCATCTCAACCATTTTACTACCATCTAATCCATATCTTAAATCGTGACCTGGACGGTCGCTATGAAAATCAACCATTTTATATTTTAATTCCATATTCATTGTTTCAGAAATTATTTGTGCCATTTCCAGATTGGAAACTTCCTTTTCTCCAGTTAAATTGTAACTTTCACCAACAACTCCTTTATCCAATAAAAATAAAACACCAGCAGCTATATTTCTAGCATGTATATAGTATCTTGTTCCAGATTTTTTTTTATCGGGATAACTATGAATTTCTACTGTTTCATTATTTAATATTTTTTTTATTACCTTGGGGATAAATTTTTCAACATGTTGTTTTTCTCCAAAAGCGTTCATTACATTTATACGTATAATTGGTATTTTATAAGTATTATGATACGCTACGCATAATTGTTCTGCTCCTGATTTTGAAGCAGAGTAAGGATTTGTTGGATTATGTCGTTCATCTTCCTTATATAATTTTGTTCCCAATGCTGGTCCATATACTTCATCTGTACTAAAATAAAAAAATGTATTAAGATTAGTTAATTTTCTTGAATATTCCAGTAAATGCAATGTAGACATTATATTATTTTTAACAAATGGAACTGGTGTTTTAATACTATTATCTACATGTGTTTCGGCGGCCATATGCACAATAATATTTATATCTCCTAATTCTTTTATTAAACCAACAGAAAAAGGAATAGATAAATCCCATGTTATAATTTTAAGCTTTTTTTCTTTGATAGCATTTTGAAAAATATAATCATTTAGTCTTTTGAAACCCATACTAGCATACGTTAATTTATCGATTACTGTAATATTCCAGTCCGTATTATTGAGTATATGTTCAACAAAATGATGTCCGATAAATCCGCAACCTCCAGTTATTAAGATATTTGTCATATAGTTAATATTAATGTATCGCTTTAAATAAAAGTAAATTAAATTATTATAGATTTATTAACTCTTTAAATCGCTCCCCACACACCTCTACACTTAAATTCTCCAATACAAATTCTCTAGGCTTATAAGTAGATAATTTACTTATAAACTCATCGTACTTTTCCACAAATTCACATTCCTTGTAGAAATACTCTCCACATCGTTCATCCCAATAAGATATAGAAGTTGCTGGTATATCGGCATATCGCGAACCATATTCTTGATTCATTGATTTAACATTCCATACCAATAATGGAACATCGCATGATAAGGCTTCTTCTAATGCAAAGCCTTGACTTTCATGACAACCAACCCATATACCATACTTACTTTGCTTTAACCACAATAAATAATCTTCTTCATTATATCGTTTTCTATAATCAAAAACCTTGTATTCCACCACATTTTCACTATTAAGTTTTAACAACATTTTCTCTACATATTTCAACTCATTGGGGTCTCGTGATTTAAAGTAAATAAACACCTTTGTTTTTGAAAAAGGGGAGAGATGTGTATCCGCACAAGAAAACCTTTCTGTATCTACAGGAAAAGCAAATTGTTTAATAGGCACTATGTGAAAAATCGTCATATCAATCCATG